TGGCGGGCGGGCTGTCCTTGCGCTCCCGCGTCATGGCGTTCTGTTCGCGCAACCATGCCCCCAGGGCGCGGCTGTCGCTGACATGGCCCGACGGCGCCCATTCGCGCATGAAGTCGCCGCGCGGCCCGCACAGGTCGGGCCGCAGGAACATCATGATGTTGTAGATCTCGTCGGCGTAGTTGAAGACCGGCGTCGCCGTCAGGCCGAGCCGGAAGCGCGCGCTCTCGGCTAGGCGCGCCGAAGCTTGCCCCTTGCCGGTGTCGAGCCCGGCCCGAAGGTCGTGGATCTCATCCCAGACGACGAGCCCGTTGCCCATCAGCTCGAACATGTCGGCCCACCCCGCCAGGGTCAGCCAACTGAAGATCCGAACATCACACGCCGGCAGGGCGTAGGGCGTGCCGCCCTCCACGCGGTGCACCTTCAGGTGCGTGAACTGCTCGATCTTGAGCTGCCACTGCTTCTTCAGGTTCGGAAAGCATACGACGGTGGCGGGCAAGGCGCCGGGGATCAGCATGGCCGCGGCGGCGGTGTAGGTCTTACCCTTGCCGGTCTCGTCGGCCACCAGCAGGCCGCCGAACAGGCGCAAGATCTCGACGGCTCGCGCCTGATGCTGGCGAACCTCGAACCCCTCTCGCACGCCCGCGAACAGCGGCGGGGTGTAGTCGGGAGCTGATATCCTGTCCGCCTCGGCCTGGATCACCCCGAACGCCGTTCGCGCGTCGTGCAGCCGCGCGAGATCCTGGCGCTCGGTCTCCAGAGGGTAGCGTTCGCAGAACCAGGCCAGGTCGGCCGCGATCTGGGGCGTCGCCGGGAATGTGATCACCCTGGCCGCCTTGGGCACGCCAGGGAACACCGCCTTCAGCTTGATCGCGACGTGAGGCTCGAGGTTCTGGACGACCCATTGATCACCGGCCAGGGCGAGGTTTCCGTATGTCCTCATAGGCGCACCTGGCGCAGCTCTAGGACACGGCGTCGGGCCATGCGAACTGTCACGGTCTCCCGGCCGAGCGCAGCCATCGTGGCGCGCGCCAGCTCGTCGACGCCGACATGCGCCCAAGCGGCGAGCAGACGATCATCTCCGAGCAGCCCGGCCGGGACGCACACCGGTACTGGGTCAAAATACGCAGACCTCACAGCCAAGCCCTCCCCAGGCTGACGAAATGGACGGGCTTGGACAGCCGGAACGGCAGGATCGAGACGCCAGTCGCGAGGATGATCGCCTCGACCTGGTCGTGCTCGGCGTAGCGCGCGAGCTGGCGCACGATGCCGGTGCGCGACTGGCCGCGCCCGCCGATCTTCACCTCGATCGCCACCCCGCCGACGGTGACGAAGAAGTCCGGCCGGTCACGGTCGCTGAGGCGGTGCTCGCGCAGAATTTCGACTTCCGGCAGGCCGTCGCGCAGCCATACCTCGATCTCGGCCTGACACTCTTTTTCGCTCGACAGGGGAAACCGCCCCCGCGCGAGTAGGTCGACAATGGTCTGAACGCCCCCGAACATGACTGCTACCCACGCGCCTCTTGTAGGCCGAGCGCATCCTTGGGCACCCAGTGGGTCGGCTCGAATTCGTAGTCGCCACAGTCGAGGGCGTCCGTGACCCAGCCCGAAACGCTTGGATGGGAATACCAGTAAGCCTCGACCACTCGGGGTCCGTCAGCGAGCCGACAGGGCCAGGCATGGACGCGGGTTCCGTCGCGCGGCGCATCCCCGATCGGCTGAGCGACATAGAGCCAGGCCGCCGTCGCGTACATGTCGAAGCCGCCGCACCCGTTCGCCGCCGCTAGGGCGATGGCGCTCACCAAGCGGTCGCCGAGAGACTTAAGACCCACGATCATGCCGCCACCTCATCCTCAGGCGCACGGCGTTCGCCGAGCACGTCGAACAGCGTCGGCGTGGCCATCTCGCGGGCCATACTCTCGACGTGCTTCACGCCGTCGAGGAAGTACCCCGGGTTCAGCTCGTGACCGCGCCCGCGGCGACCTAGCTTGATCGCGCAGTACGGCACGGTCATGAGCCCGCCGAACGGATCGAAGACGATCTCGCCCGGCTCGCTGAACTGGGTGATCAGCCGATTGACGATGTCGAACGGCAGCGGGCACAGGTGCTTCTCGGCCCCAGCGGCGGCCTGAAGCGTGTTCATGCTGACCATCTGCGCCACGTCGCCCCAGACGTCGTCGTGCCAGCTATGGGGCGGCAGCAGCATGAAGGTCGGCGGCAGGCGGCCGACCAGGTCCAGGGCCTCGCCGATCTGCACGTGGTGCTCGAAGTCGTAGACCTGGTCGAGATTGAAGGCCCGCCAGCGCCGATAGGTCTCGGCCGCGTCATCGAACGTCGCCCACTCCTCGGGCTTAATCAGACGGTCTCCCGACGAGCGCATCAGGTGGTGTGCGTCGAGCTGCCAGCGAGCGCGCGTGTAGTACCGCTTGTCCTTGACCACGGGCTTGTCGGCATAGCCGTTCTCGGCGCTGGTCGGCGGCTTGCGGAACAGCAGCACCTTCTCGGGGAGGCCCGCGCCCATGCGCGTGCCGTCCTTGCATTGCTCGCTCCAGCCCAGGCGATAGGTCTGGTTGTTCTCGCGAACCACGTCGGTCAGGTTGGTCTTCTCGCCCAGATAGGCGAAGCCCGCCGCGCGAAAGGCGATTCTGCAGTCGTCGGCGAACGGGTACACGGTCTGGAAGCCGAGCCCCGTCATGCCGCCCGGCACGATCCGATCCTTGACGTGGATGCAGCAGTCGCGGCCCGGCGCCAGCACCCGGAACAGCTCGGGGATCAGCCACCCCATGTGCTTCCAGAAGTGCTCGTTGTCGTCGGTGTGGCCGAGGTCGGCGTAGTTGGGGCTGTACTCGTACTGGGTCGAGAACGGGATCGAGGTGACGATCAGGTCGACGCTGTTGTCAGCCATGCGTTGGGTCGCGCGCACGGTGTCGTCGCGCACCAGAGTGTAGTTTTCCCCGGTGACGGTGATCGGGTCCTTGACCCCCATGGCCCGCGTCAGGATCGACGCCATTTCGGGCGCATTGAGCCCGTGCTTGCGGATGATCTCGCTCATGATGGCGGTCATTTCCTTGTGCTGCTCCCACTTCTCCAGAAGGGTTCGCAGCACGGCGCGCTCGCTCTCGGCGTAGACCACGTGGATCTGGACCGGGTGCGCCTGCATGAACCGCTGGATGCGGTGAATGGCCTGGATGAAGTCGTTGAACTTGAAGCCGATGCCGACGAACACCGCCTTGTGGCAGTGGCGTTGGAAGTTGCAGCCCGATCCGGCGATCACGGGCTTGGCGGCGAGGTAGGGAAACCAGCCGTCGCTGAACAGCACGATCGCCTGCTCGCGGGCCTCGGGGTCCTGCGAGCCGTAGACGCTGGCGCAGCTCGGCACGGCCTGCTCGATGGCCCGCCGCTCATCCTCCAGGTCGTGCCACAGGATGTAGCGATTGTCGGGGTCGGCCCGCAGGATCTCGGCCGTCTTCAGCACCCTCGCCGGCAGGGTGTCGCGCTTGACCCGGCTGGCCCCGACGATCCCCTGGGCGTAGGTCGGGAACAACTGCCCCTGCCCGCTCTTGTCGGCCTCGGCCCCGCGGTAATCGACCGGGACCTCGTGATACACGACCTCCAGCTCGGGCAGGTCGTAACCCTCGTCGCTGTAGCCGAGGTCGGACGGCCGCTGGACGAACAGCCCCCAGCTCGCCACCCAAAGCCAGAACTCCTGCTCCTTGTGCGGGTGCAGGGTCAGGTTGTCGGCGTTCTCGCTGTCGCGGCGGAAGAACCGAGTCTTGGCCTGCCCGACATCCATCACGCCGAGGAAGGCCGAATAGGCCAGAAGCTCGATGAATTCGTTGGGCGAAGGCGTGGCCGTGGCGACGAAGCGATAGGCGACCTGGTCGAACAGCCGCATGAACTCGCGGAACGTCTTGCTGCCGCCGAACCCACGCAGGCACGACGCCTCGTCCAGGCAGGCGACGCTGAAATGGTTCGGGTCCAGCTTGCCGTCGCGCACGGTCTCGTAGTTGGTCAGATAGACCACCTCGGGATCGTCGGCCTCTTCGATCCGGCGGATGAACTTGACGCGGATGCCCAGCATGGCCGCGTCGCGCACGAACTCTTGACGCACGCCGAGCGGGATGACGATCAGCGCCAGGCCGCCGGTCAGGCCGCGCATGATCCGCGCGATCTCCATCTGAACCACGCTCTTACCCATGCCGAAGGCGGCGAACACCGCCGCCCGGCCGCGCGCCACACTCCACACGACCATGGCCCGCTGGTGATCCTTCAGGATCGGATGGACGACGTCCGGCGAGATCTCGAACCCGCAGCGCGGCGCGGGCGGGACCTTGGCGGCCAGGAACTCGTCATAGGGGTCGCGAACGGCGTTCGTCATGCCGCCACCGCCATGGTAGAGCTGGCGACATGGACATCAATCTGTTCGCCAAGGCCCCGAACGATCCCACCGACGCGATCATCGCAGTGGTCAACGGCCTCGCGGGAAGCGCCGCCGCACTGGTGGCGATCGTCGCCCTGATTGACGGAATGCGTCACCGGGCCAAATTGCGACGGCAGGGGCTTGAGTTCGCCTCTTTGGGCATCATGCAAGCCCTTGAGATCGTCAAGGTCATGCTCAAGTCGATGGACGACGCACCCCCTCAGTCGGAGCTGAACGTCGGCTTCGTTCTTGGAATGATGGAACAAGCCCGCACCGCAATCGGAGCCGTTTTCGGCCGAGAGATCGCCGATCCGGGCCTCCAACATCTCGCCCTGAATGTGCAGACCCTTACAGGCGCGCTTGAAAATGATGCCGCCCAGTTCAAAAGCGCGGCGCGGCGCCCGACAACCGGCGCCTACCTCAACGGCATCGAAGGCCTGCGAACGTCCACGCCCGAAATGATCAACCGGCTGTACGAACTGCGGACAGCACTGAAGCTCGCGAACCCCAAGCCCCCCGTAAATTAGCGTCGTCATGCCGCCTCCCGCTCGTATTCGGAGAGGGCGGGAACGTTGGCTGCGATATAGGGCGCCGCCCCTAAGGGCGAGACGCTGTTGCCGATCAGGCGGACTTGAGCTGTGGCCGTGACCCTCCGCTGGGTCATTGCGTTCCACGTCAAATCGTAAGTCTTCGGGAAACCTTGAGCGGCAGCCAGCTCGCGGGGCGTAAGCATTCGCATGCCAATGTCCGTGATCTGCATCAGCTCGCCCTGGACGATCACGAGACCGAACCGGGCGCGCGTGGTCGCGCAGTGAAGCGGATCGCGAATGTCCTGCCCGACCGCCGGACCGTAGTATTTCACGAGGAATGCCCTGAGACGCTCCGAACGATCGCCGGCCAAGGCCGACAGTTCTTCTTGAACCAGGTAGTGATGGTTGCCCTGCGCCATCGCCGCTTTGGCGGCGTCACGAGGGTCTCCCGCAGCGGCGCCGACATTGCTGCCATAGGCATAGTCCAGGTGGGCCGTCACGACACGCTGGGTGCACCCCTTGGTCACGATCCCGCTTAGCGGCTCGCGCATGTCGCGGCCGACCATGCCAGTGTTGGCCTGCTCCATGAACGCGGTGACGACGCCCTGGTGATCCTTTGTCGGAATGGCGCGGAGAGCGTCGAGGACATCCGCGCCGACATCGCGGGTGTTGAACTGCGTCAGGAATGCCGTGGCGAGACAGCGATCCGCTTTGCCAATGATGGTACCCAATGCATCGTCGAGCCCGCGGGGAGGGCTTTGGGCCGCACGGCTGCCGCACCCGACGATCGCGCCGGCCATCAATTGAGGCTGGACCAGCGCCAGCTCACCCCGGTGCGCGGCCGTGATTGCGCGCGCCGGGTCTTCGATGTCGTGGCAGGGCCGCTCGCCCTGATGGGTCAGCGGCACGATGAAAGGATCGCCTGACCGCAACACGTAGCGCTCAACGCCCTTTGCGATACGCGCCATCGTTGCTTCCGCGAGGGGGCGCTTGGCGCGGATGCCCTGCGCCTTGCACTCCTCCTGGGTCAAGAAGATCGAAGGGCACTTGATGGTGAAGTCGAGGCAGTCGGCGACGGGTGGATAGGGCTTGAGGCCTCGGGCCTTCGCGACTTTGCGTGGGGCGTGCGTCGGCGCCGGCCACACGATCGGTCGACCGTCCCGCCGCGCGATCAGCAGCAGGCGACAGCGGGTGGTCGGCGCGCCTTCCTCGGCCATGATCCAGTCGAGCTTGTACTCGACGACGTAGCCGCACTGGCGAAGACGCTTGCAGAACAAGCCGAAGGTTTCGCCAGCCTTGCTCTGGTCAGGATAGACCCTGCCCTTTTCGTCGGGCGGCAACACCGGACCCCAGTCGGCGAAGGCCGGCACGTTCTCCAGGAAGATCACGTCGGGAGCGTCATCGCCGAGCAGCTTGGCCACCTTGATGACGACCCAAGCCAGCCCTCGAATTCCCGCCTCAATGGGCGCACTCCCCTTTGCGGGTGAGAAGTGCCGGCAGTCGGGCGAGGCCCAGAACGAACGCCACTTCACGCCCGGCCGGATCACCCGAGGATCGATGTCGAACACGTCGGCGATCAGGTGTTCGGTCTCGGGGCAGTTGTGCATGTGCACGCCGATGGCCGTCGCGTTGTGGTTCAGCGCCACGTCCGGATGCTTGCCCAGCGCGATCTTGTAGGCCTCGGACGAACCGCCCGCGCCGGCGAAGTAGACGACGTCGATCGGCGGCTCAGCCATGTTTGGCCACCGACGCGACCGTGCGCCAGGTCACGTCAAACAGGTGCGCGGTCTCGTTCTGGCTCCACCCCGCGTCGAGGAACCGGCGGATGTAGGGGGCCTTGCGGGCCACGTGCTCGGGCGGCCCGCGACGCTTGGCCGGAGGCATCAGACCCGCCGCGCGCTTCTCGGCCCGCGCCGCGTTGGCCCTCTCCAGATTGGCCCGCAGCTGATCAGCCATTCGCGCCTTCAGCTCTGGATTAGCGTCGAACGTCGCCCGCCGGGCCGCCGCACGCTTGGCGACCGCTTCCGGCGCCTTGAAGGCCTCGCGGGCCTCGGGCGTCCATCGTCGCGACGCCGCGGCGGCCTTGGCCGCGTTGCTGGCGACCTGTCGCGCCACGGCCTCGACGTCGCGGGTCTCGCCGTTCAGCACGTCGATCACCACCTCTTCGACGAGGCGGAACGCCATGCTCTTGCGGCTGCGCGTCACGCGCACGCCCTTCTCGTTCAGACCCAGGGTGCGCACGGCCTCGGCCAGCGACATGATCCCGGCGTCGTGCAGCGCCGAGGCCGCCACCGTCAGGCAGCGGCGATCCCGCGTGCAGACGCCGTGGAAGACGTCCTCGCGATTGTCGCCATAGGCCAGCAGAGCCGTCTCGACGGCCAAGTCGACCTTGGGGTGGCCGAACGTCAGCCCCTCCAGAGTTGTCATGATCAATCCTCCCTAAAACCCATGCGTTCGCGTGACGCGGCGGCCTCGGCCGCGCCCTGCTCGATCAGAATGTCGGTGAGCGCCTTGGCCTCGATCGCCAGGGCGGGCGCGAACGCCGTTCGCGTGGCCGGACCGGCATCGACCCAGAGGCGCGCCTGCTCGACGAAGATCTTCGCCCAGCGCCTGCGGCCGTCGGTGGCGCCGACCGGGAAATTGTCGCCGTTCAGGCCCTTGAGGCTGGCGGCGAAGTCCAGCGGCCGGGCCGTCGGATCGCCGGTCACGGCCTCGGCCGCGCGCTCCAGCATGGCCAGCCACGCGCGCCGATCAGTCGGCGGCTTGGCCAGCGGCGTGGCCTTGTACTTGCCGTAGGATGGATGGAAGGAACGCCTCATCGGCTCTCTCCCGGTTGTAGGCGCGACGCCGCGGCGACCACTTCGACGGCGCGCTTCAGATGTGTTTGAGCGGCAGCCTGGACGTCGCGGATTTCGCCCGCGTCGCGCTTGCCGTCGGCGTCCATGGCGTGGACGCGGGCCATCAGGTCGGCGGCGCCCGAGACGGTCTGGACCGCAACGCTGCCGATCGCCTCCACGTCGGGGCCGCGAATGGCGCGAGACGCAGCGCCAGTGACGACATCGCGCCCGGCCACAGCCTCCAGGGCGCAGATTTGCAAGACGGTCATCTGCGCGGACTTGTTGACGTTTTGCAGGTCCGAGACCCATTGGTGGGTGACGTCCAAGATCACGGCGGCGGCCTCGACGCCGCCGACGGCGGTCACGAGCTGGCGAACCAAGGCCTTCAGCTCGCCAGGGGTCAGCGCGCGCGACATTGCAAACCTCCGCGATTTGCAATCTCGACGCCCGCGACGTTTCGACTCACCGTCCGCCGCGAAATGAGAGGGGCGCAACGATGAGCACCACCGAGATCCTCGCCGCACGGCTGGAAGCGGTCGCCCACGCGACAGCCGTTCTGCTGGCCAGCCGCTTGACCGAGCTGAACCCGCGCGACGCGGCGCGGGCTTGCGATCTGTTCACGAGCGTCCTGCCCCCGACCGAGGACCTGCCCTTCGAGACGAACGGCGTTCGTCGCGAGCGCCGCGCCATCATGACGGATACCCTGGAAGCGATCGCGGATCGCGCGCTCGAAATGGCGCAGCCTGTTCGATGAAAACCGTCGCATCATGGCGCGACAACCGCGCTGGCGCTGTCGCGCTCACGAAGCCTCTCGGCGGCGCACCAAAGGCGTTCGAGCACTTCGAAGTTTTTGTGCTCCCATCCTCGGTCGGCAAATGACTTTACCGTTGTGTAGGGAACCCCCGCCTCGCGGGCCAATTCACCCAGACCTACCTTTTGGGCGGACTGGCGAACCGTCTGAATTGTGCTGGAGATCGGCGACATTCGCGGAGGATTACGATCTTTCGTACTCCGCGCAAGTGAAATTACGAAAGATCGTAGTTCTCAACCCTTCCTTCGTCGGCCAGACGTTTGGAATGAGCGAGATCATCGAGCGGCGCCGGGAGGCCTTCCGACAATGGGTCGAGGCCCATGGCGGCGTGGCCAACGTCAAGGCCGTCGCCAACGTCCCTGGATCTACCCTCTACAGCTACCTCGGCGGCAAGACGCAAAGCCTCAAGGGAACAACCCAGGAGGCGATTAGCGAGGCATTCTCCGCGTCGGTTTCTGACATGTTCGGAGCAACCACGACCGTTCCTGTCGTCGGCTACGTCCAAGCTGGAGCAGAAGCCGTGCTGTACGCGGCCGGCCAAGGACCGTTTGACTACGTGACCGCCCCAGAAGGATCGACCGATCATACCGTAGCGGTCGAGATACGAGGGCAGAGCCTCGGTGAGTTTTTCGAAGAGTGGCTGGTCTTTTACGATGACGTGCGGTCGCCAGTAACGCCAGACCTCTTCAATCAACTTTGCGTCGTTGGACTACCCGACGGCCGCATCCTCGTGAAGAAGGTGAAGCCCAGCAAAACTGAAGGCTTCTACCATCTTGCTTCGCAAACCGAGGGCACGATGACTGACCAAGAAATCATGTGGGCCGCCAAGGTAAAGTCGCTTACTCCCCGCCGCTAGCGCCAAAGCGTCGCAAACTCCGGGCTGTCGACAGCCTTTCCGAGTAGATCTTGCACCGCTGGCCCGAAGGCCGCCGCGGCGTTGCGACAAGCCGAAACTGCCGAGAAACTGGACGAAAAGCTGTAAGCCGTAGTGACCTGGTAGCCCGCCGGCCGCTTCGGCGACCTCAACTTGATCGCCAATTTCCAAGTGCCAGTACCGAGCGTATCGAGGTCGACGACCTCCACCGTGCCCGTGACTGGCGTAGACTCTTGGTCGTACGCCCCCGCCATAAACAGCTCTTGCTGAAGGGCGTCTGAAAGGTATCGAGGAATTGACTTGCCCGGTGCCACATCCACAGGCCCGAGTCCTCGACACGTCGGCCGATCTGACACCCCTGGTGCAGCGTCAAACGCTCCGACCGACAGCTTCGAGCCTGTTGGCTTCATGGCGTTCTGCATGCTGATCACGTTTCGGGTCGACGGCTGATACGGATACGACGCGGTCGTTTCACAGCCCGACAAAAGCACTGCTGCGATCACCAAGGCGATCGACCCAAGACGCTGGTTCATGATGGTACCCCCAATTTCACAAAGATAATTCACCCTCCCCCGCGACAAAGTCGAGCGAGCGGCAGTATGCGAAATTACGATCTTTCGTATTTTCGCTTGAGAATTACGAAACATCGTACTACCCGTTAGCTCACCCGCACCGGACGAGTGAGCGCACAGGGCGATCATCCGGGGACTGGAAGGCGTTGAGGCTTTAGCGAGCCCCATATCGCTCCGGTGCGGGATGAGGACGCGATGTCGCCCACTCCCGCCACCGCCGAACGCCGTTCGGGTGAGGTGATCTATCCCGCCGCTTTCCACGGCAAGACCAAGCCTGCCCTCACCGTCGACGAGGCCCGCCGCGCCATGGCGATGGCGGCCCGTAATCTGAACGACGGCGCCTACCGAGAAGCCGCCAAACGCTGGGATCATATCGCGCGCAGCGAGAGCCAGCCCCGATACATGGACGACCTCGGCCCCTGGACGGTCGAGGCGCCCACGCCGATGGCCCGCGCCATCGCCGCGATCGAGACCGGCGTCCTGACAGAAGAGCTGCTGTTCGGCGGCATCGTCCTGCGCCTGCCGCCAGCCCGATCGCCACTTCGCGCCCTGGTGCGCCAGCTTGCCGCGAGGCTGGCCCGATGATGGCCGCCACCGCCCAGCGTGTGGTTGGCCCGACCGACAAGCGCGACGTCACCTTCCACCTGACGCCCTATGCGCCTGGCTGTGAAACCGCCGCCATCAACGATCGCCAGCGCGGCCTGACGGTCTCGAACCGCCGACCTGGCCAAGCCCTGTTCGCGCTGCTGGACCGGCTGGGCCTGACCGCCGACCTGGTCGAGTTGGCCGAGATGGACAACGGCGAGATCGCCGTCCACGCCCCGCGCAAGCCCCACCACGTCTACGCCTTCGTCTGGAGCGGTCTGTCCATGGGCGAGGCCGCCAGCGCGCACGACGGTCTCAAACAGCACCAGCGCCTGAGAGGCGCCCGATGACCCGGCGCTGGAAGGCCGGCGACGCCGCCCGCGTCGTCGACCTGTCGGGCCTGAGACTGCCCGGCAAGGGCCGCGCCCCGTGGACCGAGGGCGCGATCACCCGTGTCCTCAAGGTCAGCGACGACGGCTCGCTTCTCCACTTCCCCGAACACTCCGGCTGGTTCCGCGCCAGCCGCTTCGACCACGTCTGACCGGAGCCGTCATGACCCTCATCACCCGCGACCTCGTCTCGGCCGAGCGCCTACTGCGCGTTCTGGACCAAGGCGGTTGGACTTCGATGACCGAGCTGGCCGAGATGTCCGGCCGCGTGCGCAACCACATGGCCCGCGATCTGGGCGTGCTGGAACAGCAAGGCCTGATCGTCACCAATCCCGATACGGACGCCGGCATCCCCTACCTGCTGACCGACGCGGCGAGGAACGGCATCAAGGCCCTGGACCGCGCCAATGGCGAGGGCGAGGACGAAACCGCGACCCCGGCCGGTCACGTGGCCCTGCGGTTCGATGAGATCGAGTTCGATCCCGACAACGCCAGAACCGACACCGGCCTGGAGCAGGAGAGCATCGACGAATTCGCCGACGGGATCGCCGAGCGAGGCATCCTGCAGAAGCCTCGCGTGAGGATGACGTCCGACGGTCGCTGGCGACTGGTGATGGGCGAGCGGCGGGTCCGCGCCTGGGGCCGGCTAATCGAACGCGGCGTCTGGCCGGCCGATCATCGCGAGATCCTGTCGATCCACGAGGGCGGCGACGCCGATGTCCTGGAGGCCGGTCTCGTCGAGAACCTGCACCGCGCCGACCTCAACAATCTGGAGATCGCCGTCGGCATCCGCACCCTGCACGAGCGACACCATCGCACGGTGCAGCAGCTCGCCAAGGTGGCCGACCGGACCGACCGTTACATCCAGATCGCCTTGAAGGTCACGCACCCCAAGACCGGCGCGAGCGCGGAAGACAAGGCCCGCTATGTCGAAAGCGAGCGCGCCTACCACGCCGCCAAGGCGCGCAACGAGACCATCAAACGCACCTTCACCTGGGAAGACCTGCGCGACACGGTCACCGTCCCCAAGTACGTCACCGCGCTGGAGAAGCGCGACCGCCTGACCCTGCTGATCGCCGAGCTGGCGCTGAAGTCGTTCAACGACGTCAACGCCCTGCATCAGACCAACGACGGCGAGTTCGTCGGCGCGGGCCGCATGACGGGTCTTACGCGGATCTCGACGCCGCCGGGCGGCGGCCACTGGTCCAGCGCCGAGACGCTCTACCTGGTCAACGACAAGCGCAATCCCATCGGCGACACCCAGGCCGCGGTGACGCCCCTGGCCGAGGCGTGGATCCGCGAGCAGTTGGGGCCGGTCGAGCACGGCGACCTCGGCGAGGCGTTGCTGGCGTGGGTGACGGAGCTGCGTCTCGAAGTCCTCGGGGGCTTTGGCGAACAGCTCCGCAAGGAAGGCGACACCTTCGGCACGACCTTCCTGAAGCCGCCACCGCCGCGCCCGGCCGATCCCCCGCCCGTCGCGCCGCCCGCCCCTGAACCCGTTGTGCCGGAGCATCTGGTCGGCCTTCAGGTGCGGCCCGACGATCGCGCGCCGCCGCGCGACGACTTCGCCGCCGCGATCCGCGAGGTCAATACCACGCCGCAGGAGGTCCCCGCCTCGCTGACCAGCGACGCCGCGCGCGACGCGGCGCCGGAAACCGGCGCGGCCCCCGCCAATCCGCAGCCCGCCGCCCGCAACCTGACCGACGCCGAATTCCTGGCCCTGACCGAGGTGATCCACAAGACCACCAAGGAAGGCGTCGAGGCGCGCGGCGGCCAGATGCGCGGCGCGAAGGTGGCGAGCGACTTCTCGTCCTGCCGACACGCGGTCGTGGCCAATGGCCTGACGATCAAGCGCATGATCATGTTCATCCAGGCCTCCAGTGGGACGGGCTTCCTCTGCGTTCCCACACAGGCGGCCTGGGACCTGATCCAACAGGTCGACGATGAGACGCTCGAAGGCGCCCAGCACGAAGGCCTGGCCCGCGAACAGCTCATCGCGCACGAGGCCTCCGGCCAGCGCTACTACACGAGCTGGCTGACCGTGCCGGCTGCGGTTAGAGCCGAGCCCGAAGCCTTCGACCCCGCGCCCCTGCCCGACATCACCGAAAGGGTCGCCTCGCAACCCACCGATGAGGACGAGCTGGAGGACGAAAGCGCGGCCGTGTTCCTCGCCAAGACCTTCAACTATGTCGCGCGAGCCTTCCGACCTGACGACGCGATCGGGACCGAGGTCGCCGCCCTTACCGAGGACGCCGCCCGCGAGATCGGCGAAGGCCTCGCCGCCAGCGGCCGTTATGACGAGGTCGCCGTCGTCGACCGCTCGGGTCGCCTGATCAAGCACTGGGGCCGGGGATGACCGCGGCCGATGTCATCGCGTGGCACGCCCACGAAGCCAAACGCTACCTGATGATCGCCGGCAACTGGGTCGAGACGGCCCTCGCCGAACGGTCGCGCCAGGACAAGCGCGGCGCGCCGAACGCCGTTCGCGCCGCCGCGCTCCAGCAGTCGGCCCTCACGGCCCTGACCATCGCCCGCGCGCATCTGGAAATGGCGTTCGCCGTTCGCCAGACGATCCGCATGGAGGCCTCCCGATGAGACTGCCTCGCCTAGTCGGCCTGACCCTCGCGGCGGCCGTCAGCGCCGCCCTCTGGTGGCTGGTCATCGAATTCGGAGCCCGCGTCGCCGACGTCCTCGCGGCCTGGACCGGAGACCGGCCGTGATCCGCCCCTCGCCCGCCGAAATCGCCCGCGACGGCGAATTCATCGCCAACGCCCGCACCACCTGGAGACGCCTTCGCATGGCCCACGACACCCGCTTCGCGCTCGTCGAGCGCCCCAACGATCCGCTCTGCAAGCCGATCGTCTTCGAGACCCTGGACGAGCTGGTCGCCCGCATCCAGCGCGACCGCCGCGGCGACAGCCTCCAGGGCTTCGACGCCGAGGTTCTGATCTTCGGCGAGGACGCGCCGCGCCAGGGCGTGTCGCTGTTCGCGATCGACCGGGGCGAACGCTCCCGGTTCCTCGGCTGGGCCTACCTCGAGGGCCGCAAGCGCGACGCCCTGAACCGCGCGCTGCACGCCGACGCGCCCGAGTTGCCGACCGTCGGGAGGGCTGCGTAATGACCCATATCGTTGGCGACCTGGAGACCATGGGCAACACGCCCGGCTCCGTCCTGGCCTCGCTCGGCGCCGTCGTGGCCGATCCGCACAGCGACGAGCTGGGCGAAGAATTCTACATGACGATCGACGAGGAGAGCTGCCTCGCCGTCGGCCTGATCAAGGACCCCGCGACCGTGGCGTGGTGGCAGGAGCCAGAGCGGGCCGAGGCCTACGCCGCCCTCAAGATCGACCCGCGCCCGCTGGTCGAGGTGCTGACCGCGTTCTCGGCGTACTGGGCCCGCAACGAGGGCACGCGCTTCTGGGGCCAGGGCAAGGACTACGACCTGCCCCTGCTGACCGCCGCCTATCGCGCCGCCGGCCTGCCCATGCCCTGGGGCAAGAAGCACAATGTCGGCCGCGACACCCGCACCGCCTACGAAATGGGCGGCGTCACCGTCACCAAGCATTCGGGCACGCACCACATCGCGATCGACGACGCCCGCACCGAGGCCCGCGATGTGCAGGAGGCCTACCGCCGCCTCGGCCTGCGCGCCGTGCGCAACAGCGACGCGCAACGAACGCTGTTCGCGTGGCTGGCCGATGTGCCCGAAATGCTGCTGGCGGGCACGCCGCTGAACCCCGACCAGGTCGACGCGGTGATCCACATGATCCGGGGGCGCGAGGATGCCTTCCAAACGGCTGCTATCGCGCCCCCCCCGAGCTTCCAATGGTGGGCGGGGGACAACGAGGAAGTTTACCGCTACGGCCCCCACAAATCCCGCCAGGCTGCGCTGGACGACGCCTCGGGCAACATGGAGCCGGGACAGGCGGCTTTCGTGATCGAAGCCATCACGGGCGCGCTGAACTTCGATGCTCGTCGGGTGATCGAGCATTTGCTCGACAGCAGTGAAGACCTCTACGGGGAAAGCGCCGACCCAGATCGTGACGGGACGCCGGCCGCGATCAAGCTGGCGAACGACGAGCTGCAAACCTTGCTGGACGGCTGGCTGGACAAGCACCGCCACACGTTCACCGAACCGGACAAGTTCGAAGTCTCGCGCAATTTCAGCACGTGGACGGTACCGGATGACAACCGGCCGGAAGCCGCGGCGGTGGCGTCATGACGCTCCGCATCAATCTCGCCGGCATGGCTCGGCAAGCTTCAGTCGGCCTTCGCAAGCTGCCCGACGCCGACAATGATTTCGGCGTGGGCCTGACCGCCGAGTTCATGGACCAACTCATCGCCGACATCGCCGAAGTGAAGACCGACCCTGAGAAGGCGATCACGTTCCTCGACCGGTACTGCATCGTCCAGCGCACGCCATCGGCCGAGGTCGCAGCCGAGTTCCTGGCGGAACGCCAGCGGCAGGTCTCGGCTGAAGGATGGTCGGAGAAGCACGACGACGAGCACGGCTCCGGAGAGCTGGCGGACGCCGCCGCTTCATACGCCACGGCCGCCGCGAACGCGCGTCTGGGCGCCGAGTACATGAAAGGCAACCCGCCCGGGGCGTGGCCCTGGAGCCTGCAATGGTGGAAGCCGGGCACGGCGCGCCGGATGCTGATCAAGGCTGCCGCCCTGATCATCGCGGAAGTCGAGCGCCTCGACCGAGCGGCCGAAAAGGCCGGGAGGCCGACCCATGGCTAATCCCAATCACATCGACGCCCTGTGGCAGACCTACCGCGCCATCCTCCCGGCCGAGGCCAGCCACGCCCAAGTCCTCGAAACCAAGCGCGCCTTCTTCTCGGGCACGCTGGCCATGTGGCGCGCCGTCATGGGCCCGCTGTTCGACGCGGCCGAGGACCCGACGGAAGCCGACGAGCAGCGCTTGGCCGACATCCAGGAAGAGCTGGAAGCCTTCGGCCGATCGGGAGGGCTGATCTAGCCGTGACCACCTTCCCGCAACCAATCCAGGATGAAGAGCGCCCGCCGATCGGCGGCGCGCTCGACCCTGCGATCTTGCGGGTGATCGAAGCCCTTGCGCGCGCCAACGCCCGCAGGGACTATGCCGCCGCTCAGAGAAAGGCGGACAAGCCCCATGCGTGATCTCCCCGCGACCGGCAAGGTCGACCAAGCCATCAAGGAAATCGCCGCCGCCGGCGGGCAGCCCCATGAGATCATTTTGGAGCCGGGCGACCTGAAGGATATGCTTGACGAGCTCGACCTCCTCCAGCCCGAGCTTGCGCCTCACCGGCCGGGCAGCGCTCGACATCGCGACCTTCCTGTGCGCGGCGGCGATGGCGGGTCTCGCGTGGTCTGGTCCAAAGACGACGCCCAGGGCGTTTGGCCTGTCTGACCATGCGCGTCGCGCTCTACGCCCGCTATTCCGACGACAAGCAGAGCGCACGGTCGATCGAAGACCAGATCGTGCTCTGCACGCGCCACGCGCTACAGCGTGACTGGGATATCGTGGCCACCTTCTCTGACGCCGCGATCAGCGGTTCGGCCATGGCGAACCGTCCGGGCCTGAACGCCCTGCTCGCCTCGGCCGAGGCGGGAGCCTTCGACCTGGTGCTGGTCGAGGAACAAGACCGATTGGCCAGGAAGCTGGAGCACGACGCCCACATCTTCAATCGTCTCAAGTACGTCGGCGTCGGGATCGCCACGCTCCAGACCGATCGTATCGGCATCATGGACGTGGCCCTGAAGGGCCTGATGAACGAACTCTATATCGACGTCCTCTCCGACAAGACCAAGCGCGGCATGCATTCCAATGCCGAGAAGGGCCTAGCCACGGGGTCACGGCTGTACGGCTATCTCAGCCAGCCCGGCGGCGCCCAGGAGATCGTCCCCGAAGAGGCCGACGTGATCCGGATGATCTTCGCCCTCTACGGCGAGGGTCTGACCGGCCGAGAGATCGCCGACCTCCTCAACAGAGATCACGTGCCCAGCCCGCGCGGCGGCCTATGGAACGCGACCTCGATCCTCGGTTCCCGTCACCGCGGCAACGGCATCCTTCGCAGCGAGATCTATGTCGGCGTGAAGGTCTGGAACCGGTTTGACCTGCGCAAGGACCAGTCGGGCAAGCGCATCCAGACCATCAGACCCGAATCTGAATGGCGGCGCGTGCCGGTCCCGCATCTGGCGATCGTCAGCCAGGAGGCCTGGGATAAGGTCCAGGCCCGGTTCGCCATCAGCGGCCCGACCAGGTCGCCGACCCTGGCCAACAAGCACAAGCCCGGCGTCTTCTCCGGCCTGCTCAAATGCGCCTACTGCGGAAGCAACTACACCAACATGGGCCGCAACCGACTGGTTTGCGGCGCCCACCGGGACAAGGGCGACACGGCCTGCAAGAACGCCCGTAGCGTGCGCCGCGACGAGATCGAGGATCGGGTGCTCGTCGGGCTGCAGACCCGCATGCTCAGCCCGGAGGCCGTCCTGGCCTATGTCCGGATCTATCACGCTGAATGGGAAGCCGTGGCCGCGACGAAGCGGGAGCGCCGCGCGCCGCTGCTAAAGCGTCATGCCGAGCTGTCCCGCACGATCGAACGTCTGGTCGACGCGATCTGCGACGGCACGGCGACGCCGGCCATGAAGTCCCGCCTCGTGGCCCTGGAGGCCGAGAAGGAAGATATCGGGACCAGCCTGACCGACGTCGGCGAAGACGGCCCCGTGACCCTCCATCCGCGCGCGGCCGAGGCCTACGCCGAACAGGTCCGTCGCCTGCAAGCGCGACTTGGAGAGCTGCACGACGGAAAGCCCTCGGCCGACGATCGCCGCGTGATCGACGCCGTGCGCGGGTTGATCGAGAAAATCGAGATCCGCCCATCCAGCTTCGCGAAGGGCGCGCCGATCGAGGTCGAGCTGTTCGGCAAGCTGGCCGAGTTCATGAAGCCCAATGAAACCGGGCGTTCCGCATGTATGAACGGTTTGGTGGCTGGGGGCGTGTGCAGAACGGAACCCGTATCGGTTCCCCTTACGATCCGCATAGCCGTATAGCGCCCACTGCGAACGCCGTTCGCATCATCGACGGTTGACTCTTCATCTCGCCGGAATGAGAACATTAGCGGAACATCGGAGCCGCTTATGTCTAGCCCCCACCCCATCCAGCGGGCGATAACCCGCGCCTCAATCTTGGCCGAGGTGATCTCGTGAGCGCGCGCGGCGGCCGAAGCGGCCTGAGCGATCCTGTCGCGTTCTTCGAGGCGCTGCGCCCCGCGCGCCAGGCCTGCGTGGACGCGTTGCGCGGCCTCGGCCCCAGCGGCCCGAGCTATCACATGATGTTCGTGATCATCTCGGCGTTGGACGTCGCTGCGGAATTCTTCACCAAGCGGCGATCCTTCTACACCGTCAGCCAACAACCGGACATGATCGGCCGGCGCCTTCCCGATGCCCGAACCTAGCGCCAGCGACCGCCGTAAAGCTGCGGCGCTGAAGCCCGACGTCGCCGCAACGATGCTGATCGACTGCGTCGAGCTGGGCTACGACGTGCACTTCAAGTGCCAGTACTGCGGGATGGATCGCACCTGGGGCCGACGCGAGATGCTGGGCGCGCGGGTTCGTGGACGCCTGTCCTGGCCCATGGATCGCATCCAGAGGTCCGTCACGTGCCCGGTCAAGGGATGCGGCGGCCCGATGCCGATCCTTCGCCTCATGAAGGGCGGCTATCAGGACGGGTTCGACCGGTCGGACACCGGCCGGCGCCGCGCCTGGCTTATCGAGACGCTGCTCGACGCCGGCATCATGCCTGAGGACGTCGGATTTTCCTCGGCGGGCCGGATTTGACCGATGGCCGACATGGACCCCCGCACGGGGAAGCTTGCGTCGCTGACGATCCGCTGCGCGTGCGGCTACACAGTTATTTGGCCGCGCGCGGTCATCATTGCTCGTGTCGGCCCTTCTATGCGGCCGGCGGAGTTGCGAATGGGCGCGCGCTGCACCGCGTGCGGAGCCAAGGGTCCGCCGAAGGTCCAGGTTATCGGCTCAAGGCGCTAGTCCGCTTCCTGGGCGAATACCGACTTCCGCTTCCGACCCTAAGCGGACGTTGGGAATGTCGCGCAGGGCGGCTGTCGTGTACCTAGAGCTGCCTGTTGATCTGCATTAGGTCCAAGAGTTTTGTCGGGCGAATGACCCAAAGACCGGGGCAAGCAAGCCTAATGTCGGCTTCCCGGTCGAGCATTCGCTTATCCAAGGTAAGAAAGAACCCGCCGCCAAACCTACAGGCAACAGCTAGATGACGTGCATCCGCAGAATGACGGCCAGGCGCGGCATTCCCGCGAAGTAGCAGTTCGAAGCGGGCCGCGGATCTGGGGTCCTCGCCCACGGCCATCGTATAAATAAACTCGGAAGCTCGTTCTCGTGTAGCGGCAGGCGTGTTTGGATCGTCGATTTCGGCCTTTACTGAGTGAGGCAGAAAAATCGACAGACCCTCGTCTTTAGCCAGCGCGAAGATCAGATCGGCAGCTGAGCGTTCGTTGCTGTCGATGTGCTCGTCCAGCAAGTGCGCATCCAGGATCACATGAGCGAACCAAGGATTGGGCGGGTCGGGTGGCCTTGGCCCTCTGCGCGGCTTTGGGTTATCCATAGGTCAAGCTACAGCCGACCTAGGCTGCTGTCACTTCCAAGCAGGGTTCTCGTCGGTGGTCCGGCTGACGGCGCGATGACCAAAGCCGAGCGGAACATGATTGTTCAGCTGTCGTGGCTTGGAAAGGCAGCATCGCCTATCCACCCTTCTCAGACGGTCAAAGCGTCCGTTCAGGCGCGGGCATCAGCTCTTCGAACTCGTCATGACCCAGCGCCAGCGCGTCGGCCCGCGACAGAACTTGGTCCTCGAAAGCCCGCGACACCAAGATCCTGACACCCCGGTATCGGATGCCCCGCAACGGGTTGATGCACGCGGCGCCGAAGTCCATCGGCATGCGGCACCAGGTGTCGGCCGAGAGCTTGATCAGGCCGGGCCCGCCGTCATCGGCGTAGAGGTCGATCAGCTTGTCGATTTCGTTGGGGGTCATGGACGGGAGATAGCTGAGTCGGATCGCTCTCGCCCACGCTACCGTTGTTCTCCCCATGACAATGAAATCCATCCAGATCAGCCATGGCGGCGTGAAGTACAACGGCACCTACGAGGAAGACGGCAAGGACGTCTGCGTCTCCAGCGCCTACGGGTCACGACGCCTGCCCCGCGCGCGCGGCAAGGCGGCCGACGTCGCCGCCGCCGGCCTTCACCAGATCGTGGACGCCTGGGCGCCGTCGCGGGTCGGCCTGTCTGCCGCGCGTGACACGTCCCGTGCAACCCGCCGCCGCTAGCGGCGCTTCTTCCTGTCCAACAGGGAGATGAACATGGCCGACAACCTGCAAGATCGCGGACCCCAGGACCGCGCCCGCGTCAACGTCAACGAGCCGCATGAAGTGCGGTACTGGACCGAGAAGTTCGGCGTCAGCGAAGAGGACCTGATCCAGGCCGTGACCGTCGTCGGCGTCAGCGCCGCCGAGGTCGAGCGCTACCTCAAGAAGGACTAAAGCAGCGGTCCGATTCCTCCTCGACGCATGTGGTCGGCGCGGCGACGCAGCTCCGCCGCCACCGCACGCGCCAGGGCGGGCCCGCCGTCGTACGACTTGGGATTAGCATCCGCGCCGCGCGCCAAGCGCTCGTAGTCCTCCGGCGTCGTGGCAGGGCCGTATTCAGCCAGCACCTCGGAGACTTCCTTGGCGACCAGGTTGGGGTGCGGATCGGGGATGTCGGGCATGTCGGCCATATCGAGAAGGTAGGCGAGCGATCGTCGCCCCGCTAGGGTTGGGAACATGAGCGATACGAGAAACCCCAAGCCGAACCGAGCCCCCGATCTGGAGCTGAGTGGGTCGGATGTTCCTCCAGATCACGTCCGCGAACGCACGGACGCGGCCTACTACGCTGAGACGTTCATCGACGCCTTGGGCGGCTGGTGGCACGTCAAAATCTGGGAGGCCCCCTGATGTGCAACCTCTACAGCCTCAAGACCGGCGACCTCTTCGCCACCTGGAACAAGGTGCTCAGGCTCCCGGTCGTCTGGGACGGCCAGGCCTCCAACTTCGAGCCGCGCCCAGAAATCAAGATGACCGAGCTCGCGCCGATCGTGCGCCACATCGGCGACCAGGCTGTCGTATCTATGACCAAGTGGGCTTGGCCGGGTCCGAAGGGACCGGTGTTCAACTTCCAGTCCGACGGCCGCGACTTCTCCAAGAGCGACCGCGTCCTGATCCCCGCCGACGCCTTCTATGAGTTCACAGCCAAGCTGACGCCGGGGCAGAAGCGCATGACGCGCTGGAAGTTCACGATGGTCGACAACCCGCTGTTCTGGATCGCCGGCATCGTGAAGAACGGCTGCTGGACGATGCTGACGACAGAGCCCGGTCCCGACATCAAACCCTACCATGACCGCCAAATCGTTCTGCTGTCGGCTGAGGGCGGGCGCGACTGGCTGGACCTCACGCGGCCCCAGGCCGACATGCTCGCGCCAGCGCCAGCCGGCACGCTCGACGTTGTGCGTGACTTCCCGCCACCGGACCTTTTCGGCTGAACGCAAAAAGCCCGCCGTCTCGGCCGAGACGGCGGGCTTCTTTGTTCGACCGCCACGCGATCGGTCAGGGTGACGGCGGTTCAACCGGCGGCGTCCTGATGTTGGCCTTCCAGAGTGCGGCCCAGCGCGGATACCACTCGCGCCAGGCTAGGGCTTCTGCGCGCCAGTCGTAGGCGGTCCCGGCGAAGTCGACGTCGTCGGCGACGAGATCCGAGAGCGGAACTCCGGAAGGGGTTTCGACAGGTCGACCGGCGAGGTCGGGAAGTCCGGGCAGGCCAGCAAAGGCGTGCTGGTGCACGCGCCAAGCGCCAAGGCCAACGATGCAAGCACGATCGCTTTCGACAGGAACATAGCGAATTACCTCCTGAAGCTGGACGCGGGTGCGCCAGCGGATTTCGGTGCGTTTCTCGGCGAGTTTCGTGGCGACGTCGGACGTGATCTTCGCGCCGCCGGTGTTGACTTTGGCGACCGCCTTGGTCGCCGCCTCAAGCCTCGAGGACTCTGCAGCCTTCTCCTGGGCCACGCCCTCGCCGATCCAGACGGCGCGCAGCAGCAACAGGCCCGCGATGAGCGCGGCGATGACGGCGAGGCCGCCGACGATCCCGGCGAGCGCTCGGCCGAGCGGCGTTGCGAGGAAGAGCTTCAGGGCGGCCCAGCTCATCGCCCGCCCCTCCGCGCATACGCCTTGGCCAGACGCCCGGCGTATTCCTCGACATTGGCCTCGCCGTTGTAGCCGGCGGCCAGGCGGTCCCATCGCTTGTTCTGGAGATGAACCAGCAGACCTTCGGACTTCAGGAACGCCAGGATCGCGGCCACTTGCTCGGCCTCGCCCGAGGCCATGGCCAGCACGAAGCCCCAGACGTCGCCAAACCCGCAGGCGGCGTAGTTGAAGCCCATGATCTGGCCGAGGCCCCAGCTGGTCGCCTCGAGGGCCGCGCCGGGCACGAGCGCGACGGCGTCTTCGAGGATCGCCCAGCGGGCGGGCTGGGCCGCCGGCTGCGGGTGGGCCTTGCGTTCGGAGTAGGCGAACGACAGGTCGGGGTAGCCGCGATCGAACACGCCCCCGGTCTTGGCCTGGAACTTGTGACCCTCGTAGCGGATCACAGGCAAGCCCGTCGCCGGGTCCTGCCCCTGCCCGCTGGCCTCGACATCGACCAGCGTGCCGACGAGCGACAGCGTCAGGCCATGAGGCTGAGCGGCGGCGGCGAGTTGCACATTGGTGACGCGGCTGACGGGGAAGGTCAGGGCCGCCCGGAAGGCGGCCGAGCTCTTCGGGCCGAATTTGCCGTCGATCAGGCCGGCGTAATGGCCAGCCGTCTTCAAGCGCCCCTGAAGGTCGCGGACGTCCATGATGATCTCCTGGTGAAAAGTCGCGAACGGCGTTCGCGTGAAGCGGCCTAGCGCTTGGGCCTGACGTGGCCGACGTCGTCCGGCGCGGCCTGGGCCAGGGCGCGCAGCTTCGATTGGTTGCGCGTGGTCCGCCATACGCGCCACACGCCGCTCAGCACGATCGGCAGCAGGCCGGCGACCGCCGCCCACTTCTCGGTCGTCAAGACGCCGAAGGCGATGACGATGCCGCCGAGGGCGGGCACGAGCTGGCCGATCAGGGTCTCGGCCTGAGCCATGGTCGGGTCGGCCGCGACGACGATCGGCGGCTTGGTGATTTCAGGGTCGGTCATTGTGGTTCCTTCCTTGCTCTGCGACGACGTCGCGGGGGTTTGTCGTGGGTGGACATCAGGACGGTCGCCTTGCCGCCTGACAGCTCGATCAGGCCCGTGGCCTTGGCGCTGGCGTGGATCGGCACGCCGAGGCGGCGCAGCTCGGCTTCGAGCGAGTGGTAGCGCTGGTCGGCATTTCGGTTTTCGCCGAGGCAGTCTTCGTGAGCGCGCCGCAACGCCTCTATGACGCCGTCCTGCTCGCGCAGCTTGGCGGCCTGTTCTTCGATCTTCGTTTCGAGGTCGGCGACCTTCTCCTCGAGGTGCGCCCTGTCCGCCTGAAGGATGCGGATGAACCCCTCGGCCTGGGTGTTGAGCGCCGCGGCGAACGCGGCCTGTGACAAGGCGACCTGCGCCGGCGCCTGCGCCTCGGCCGCCGCGACGGCCGACTTCGCCTTCGAGCGCTCGTTGACCCAGTCGACCAGCGACTTGACCGCTACGGCGATCACGGCGCTCCCGCCCGACACGACGCCGAGCAGCAAACCCTCACCCATTGGAGGGACCCTTTCGAACAGAGGAATGGAAAGGCTTAAGCGGAGATCGAAACCCAGCCCGGCCCATTGGCCGACTGGCGCTTGATCCAGGTGTAGGGCAGCGCCGCCCACGGCTCGACGAACGGGCGGCGGTTATCCAGGACGTAGACGCCCTGGTCGGTGTCGACAGTCAGGACCGCATGCCCCTCGCCCGAGGACGTGGCGCAGACGGCCAGTCGCAGGGCCGAGACCGGCCAGCCCTGGGCGAGCAAGGCCCGGCGCTTGGCAAGGGCGTAGTCCTCGCAGTCGCCCTGGCGATCGGCGACCGCCCACAGCTCCTCGACGCCGTACAACGACAGGTCGGTGCGGTAGCCGACACGGGCGTTGACGTCGGCCTGGACGGCTTCGAGCTGCCGCCAGCGCTCGCCGGTCAGCGGGAACATGACGGATCGTCCCCATGGGCGGCGCAATAGGCCAGCCAGCCGAGCGGCGGCATGACGGGCGGGCCGTCAGCCATCGGCCCCGAGCGGGGCGGAGCCGAGGCGCAGGCGGCCAGGGTCAGGGCCGCGAGCCAAAGCCCCGCGAGGCGTAGCGACAGGTTCATGATGCACCTCGCGGGTTTGATCGGCCCTAGGCGGCCAAGCGCTCTTCAGTCGGCCAGTTGTCGTTGGCCGGGACGGCGAGCGCCCCGACCACGACGCCGCGCTCGGCGACGATCGTCCTCAGCCACTTGACGATGTCGTCCGTCAGGCGGCGGGCCAGGTAGGTGTGGCCGATGACGCCCGGATGGATCAGATCGTTGACGAAGTAGAGGTCGGAATTACCGCCGGTGGAGTTGACGGCCCACGCGTCGACCGAGGTGGCCGTGACCGCGCCGGTCCAGGACACGGCGGTCGAACCGTTGGTCAGGGTGATGGTCTTGTTCACCCCGCCCGTCGCCGTCTGGAAGGTGACGGTGTAGGAGCCGTTCGCCCCGCCCCACGCCGCCGTCAGGGTGGCGCTGGTGGCCGCCGTCGGCGTGCTGGTGAAGGTCAGCGGGCCCGATCGGGCGAGGCCGCCGTAGCCGGCCCCGACGCCGTTCTGCCAGTTCTCCGCATAGGTGTCGATGAACAGCATGCGGTCGTCCTTGACCGCGTCGAAGCCCGCCTTGACCGCGTCGGAGATCGCCTGCGACGGGGCCTGACCCGGACCGCGCCAGGGCCCCGTAACGACGAACAGGGCATTGGGCTGCAGGACTCGTGCCCGGGTCAGCGTGGCCTTCACCGCCGTCGTGATGTCGGCCGGGACGGCCGACCCGTCATTGATCCCGAACGACCACCCGATGAGGGCCGCGTTCGGGTAGTCCGCCAAGGTCTCGGCCCGGGGCAGGGCGTCGTTTGGCGGGCTGGCCAGCCAACCGGTGCCGCCGATCCCTGCGGCGACGGTGTTCCAGTTGTTCATCCGGCCCAGCTGCATGATGTAGCCGTCGCCCGGGTTCACCAGGTCGCCGTAGGGAGGACCCTCGCCCCAGCTGTCGCCTTGCCAGAAGACCAGGGGGCCGATGACGGGAGCCGGCCAAACCGAGTACGGCTTGCGCACCGTGATCCCGGTGATGGTCGTCGTGGCCTTGTTGAAGCGGAACTCGATGCGACGCAGCTTGGCCGAGCCGAGGGCGACCTTCTTCTGGACGTTTGGCGTGACCGTGTTGAACGGATTGCCGGCCAGCGGCTTGCCGTCGACATAGATCTCGTAGCGCCCGGTGTTGGCGTAGAACTCGAAATCCGGCGCGTCGGTGTAGCAGACGAAACCGCCGTTATTGTACCGGACCCTGAGCGCGGCCGTCGGGCTCTTGCCGCCGCCGACCGGGTTGCAGTTGGCGGTGTCGTTGAGGAACTTGCCGCCGTCGTAGTCCAGGCCGGTAAGCTGCGAGATCTGGGTCGTCTCGGTGACCGTGCCGGGGTACGTGATCGACGGGTCGTAACCCTTGTCGACGCCGGCCAGCAGCCGGGCCGCGAGGGTGTATTTGGAGACGGCGACCTTTGAGGCGTCGACGCCGGCCGAGGCCTTCTTGGCGATGGGACCGTCGACCTGGGCGAAGGCTTGCGGGGCGAAGGCGGGCTGAGCGCAGAGCACCAGCACGCCGAGGGCGGCGAGGAACGCCGTCCTGATGCGGGTCAGGATTTTCATTGGAAGAACCCGAAGGGCATGGACGTGCCGCCGTAGACCGACGTCGTCAGGCGGAAGAGGACCCCGGCTTGACCCTCATAAAGGTTCTCGTTGGCCAGGGTGGTGAAGCTGTAGATGGTCGAGCCTGACGCGGTGATCGGCAGCCAGGTCGTACCGCCATCCAGCGAGCGGGCCAGATAGACCGTACTGCCGCCCAGGCTGGACCCCGGCGTCGTCGAGCCGGTGGCGTAGAGGATCAAATTGAACGGTCGGCCGGCCTTGGCGGGGAAGCTCGCCGTGCTGCCGACACCGGTGATGGTCCCAGTGACGGGCGTCACACCGCTGGCCGCTAGGTCCGGCTTGGTCAGGTCGTTGTGCAGAGTGTCCAGCTTGCCCGACGCCGTCGTCTGACCCCCCGCCGTGGCCAACCCCGTGACCTTGCCGTCGATGGAGGCAAGGCTCGCATTGGCCGTGGTCTGGTTCGTCGCCGTCGCGACGCCCGAGAGCGTCACCGCCAGCGGCGATGCGAGCAGCGCTCGCACCTGTTCCAGTTTGGCGTCGGTCGCGAGGCCAGTGAGCTTGCCGTCGATCGACGACAGGCTGCCGTTCGTCGTCGACTGACCGCTCGCCGAGGCCGGCGTGCCCAGGGCCGTGATCAGGCTGTCGATCCTAGTGATCAGGGTGGCCAGCTTGGCGTCCGTGGCGACCACCGGATCGGCCACGAGGGTGCCGTCGGACAACACCTTGACCTGGGTGGTGACACCGCCGGCCGTCACCCCTTCCATGATCTGCCGCTCGTGGTGGACGCCTCCGACGTCCTTCGAGCTCTTGGTGATCAGGACGGCGGTGCCGTCTTTGACCTGGAAATTGTCGGCCGCGAACGCGGGCCCGGAAAGGGCCGTCATCGCTAGCGCCAACACCGCGAAGAGGTGCCGTTTCATGTGTTGCGATCTCCTTGTGAAAAAAGCTGAAGGCGTCAGGCCCAGCCCGAATTGTCGGGGTCCGAGAAATCGAGTTGGTCGCCGCTGAAGACGTCGATCACGGTCAGGGTGAAGCCCGCTCGCAGGCGGGTGTCGCCGTCGCCGACGGCGCCCTCGACCACGATGTCGACCGTGGGATCGGCGTCCGCGCTGGCCTGGCGGGCCAAGACCAGCTTGAAGCCGTCCTCGATCTCGAAGAGCCCGTCACCATCGTCGGCCAAGCTGTAGGTCAGCTCGGCGCCGGGGGGATCGACGCTCAGCATCCCCACCACGGCGCCCGGCTCGAGGTCTTCCAGGAACTCGCTCGCCGAGAGCTGGATTTGCGGCACGATGCTGGACAGTCGTCCGCCGGCCGTGCGGATGATCCTCGTGGCGTTGACGACGCGGCGCAGGACGCTTCGCCCGCCGTCCTGTCCCGAGGGGGCCTTGCCGATCGGCACGACCGCGACCGTGAACAGCGCGACCACCTCGTCCGTGCCATCCGGCCAGCTCAGGAACAGCGCGCCGTCGTACGTGCCCTCTCCCCAGGCGGCGCGCTCCAGCTTGTCGACCGTGAAGCGAACGACGTTCGGCGCCAGGATCTCCAGGTTCGGGCCGAGATCGAACGACATCGACGCGGCCAGCAGCCCGCGGCGATCAAGCTGGACCCGCGCCGCGATCACCTGGCCCAGCGGCTCCGACGTTCCGTCGTCGTGCTCCAGCAACCAGTCGTAGGAAAAGTCCGCGCCGAGGATCGCCGCGTAGGGCAACACCTCTCGCGCCGGGGCGAAGGCCATGGCGTGCTCCGTCATCGTTGGGGGCAAGAAGGCCCGCGCCGACAGCCGGACGCGGGAGTGTGGGAGGCCCTAGGCCGCGTCGGCGGTCTCGCAGAGCCAGGAAGAGCCGGTCCACCGGACGTGCATCCAGGCTCCGGCGGTCGGGGCCCAGGTCGTCAGGCCGGCGACGTGGCGCAGCGGATAGTTGGTCTCGGTTGACGCCCCGACCACCCGAACCACCTTGGGCTGGGTGAAATCGAAACTGGCGTTGTTGTTGTCGATCAGGATCGTGAAGCTCAGACCCTTCCGCTCGGGCGCGCCGACCGTGGACGAACGCATGTGGGTCAGGGTGTAGGCGGCCGCCAGCGCCAGGCGCATGACCTTGTAAGCTTGCCACGCGATGCGGCGGCCGACGACGTCGCTGGCGGTCGTGATAACGTCCTGACTGAGGGTGACGGTCTCTTCGCCGATGAACGGCTCCAGATAGCCGGTCGAGCCGATTAGCGCCGAGTGACCCTGCATGCCCGGCGCGGCGATGACGCCCGTGCTGGTGGTGACCTGGCCGGCGTGGACGGCGCGGACCAGCTGGTTGTGGCAATCGGCATGGGAGCGGACCAGGGTCACGTCTCGGATTTCGATGACCGGAGTTTGAGCGCCGTCGCCGCTGGTGTCGGCCCCGCCGATCGCCGATCGCTCGCCATAGGACTTGGTTGTGTCCAGGCCCCAGTTCTCGATACGCACGCCCAACACCCGCAAGTTGCCGGTCGCATAGTTGCAGACGATCGCGTTCTCCTGGGTGTTGGAGATCGTGCCGCGCACCTCGGCCGAGAAGAAGGGATGAACCCCCCACCTGGCCCCGTCGATCACCGCATCCACCGAGGCGTAGAGCCCGCCCGTGCTCACGGCCGAACCGGAGGCGTGCCGCACTTCACCCTGGAACCGATTATAGACCAGCGCGCCGACCGAGTAGTCGATGATGGTCTGTATGGCCGATCGGACGAAGATGCCCTCGACCGTGATCGGCGTCGTCGCCGTGCCGCGCACCGAGCAGTTGGCGATGTCCGCCTGCGGAGCCTTGATCTGCGGTTCCACCGCCAAGCCGTTGAGCGACTTGGTCACGTGGACATTGGTCATCGACACCCGACCGGGCAGGTTCTCGACGTCGCCCATTTCGGCGTTCACCTGAACCACGCCGTTATCCATCGACAGGTTCGAGATCGCGACCGAGATATGCTTCGCGCCCGCCGCGCGCCGGGAGTTGGCGCGGACGAACACGTCGCCGACGTTGGTGCTGCTGTACGCGGCGTTGTCCAACTTCATGTCGACGTTGGTGATTTTGACCTCTTCGGACTCCTCGATGTGGATGCCCGCCTCGGCCCAGTTCAGCCCGTTATAGCCGTCGATGTAGCAGGCCGTCCGGCTGGCGACGATCGGGTCGGTGTCGTTGATGTCGGTGTGGGCGGTGATGTGGTGCGAGCCTCCCTCGCAGTCGATGCCCCGGAAGAACGAGCGGCCCATGTAGTTGTTACGCGCCGCGAAGTAGTGGGCCTGGTCGGTGTGGGGGACCCACTGCATGGGATAGCCGCCCCGCGCCCGACAGTCGCGGAAGGTCGTGGTCTCGCAGTTGCGGGCGTCGACACCGGTGTGGATCGTGTTGATGATCAGGATGTTCTCGACCAGCACCTGCTCATAACCCTGGGCGACGATCAGCCGGCCATAGCCCTTGTTGACCGATGAGCCGCCGTGGGTGAGCTGATACTCCCACTGCGCCTGATTGCCCGCCCGGTTGCCGTCCAGAATGCCGCCGCCGTGCAGGTGGAAGAACCGGTTGACCGTCGCCTGGGCGTCCGTCCCCGCGAAGTACATCAGGCAATAGTGGGTGTTGTCGGCCAGTCGCAGGGTCGCGCCGTTCAGGTCCAGGCTCACCCAGCCACGGGTGGTGAACATCGCGTGCGACGGACGGTCGACCCGGTCGGCCATGCCGCCGCTGTCGAACAGATAGACCGCCTTGCTTCGGCAGACGATCTTCAGGGCGTCGGGAGCGGCATAGGCCAGCCGCTGCCACGCGGGCTTGTCGTTCGACGCCCCGTCGCCGAAGGCCCCGAACCACTCGGGCCGAAGCGTCTGGCCCCGCGTGATCACGAACGCGACCTTGTCGTCGGCCACGGCCAAACGCGTCGCGCCGTCGGCCGCCCAGCCGCCGAAGATCGGATAGTGCCCGGCGTCGATCTGGCCGCTGATCGTCAACGACACCGGGTTCGCGCGCAGCAGCAGGCCGCCAGGCAGGATCTTGAGCGGCGCGGCCAAGGTCAGGTTCGAACCGATCTTGTGCGGCCGGGTGATCAGCAGCGTCGTTCCGGCCGCCACGGCAGCCGCATCGGCCGCCGCGAGGGCGGCGCGGTCGTCGGCGACGCCGTTGCCGACGGCGCCATGCGCCAGGGGCGTCACGTAGCCCGCCGACCCGCGAGCCGCGTAGCCCTCCAGCGCGGCCGGACAGGGCACTAGGACCGTGCCGCCGCCCGCCACCGGCAACGGATACAGACCGTCGCCACCCGGCCCGCCGGTCGCGGTCCCGACTGACCAGGCGTAGTAGCCCGTCACCGCCGTATCGATCTTGTCGACCAGGCTCGCGCCAGCCTCGACTAGCTGCGACAACGTCATGCCATCGACATCCAAGGGCATCAGATGAACTCCGGCACGGTCGGCTCGGTGGGCGCCAGAGGATCGGTCTCGACCTCGGGCCAATCGAGCAGGGCTTGGCGATAAGCGGCGAGGACGGCCTGCTGATCGGCGGTCAGGGCGTTCCAGCGAAACGGATTGGCGACGATGGGATCGACCAGGTCCCGCAAAAGGCTGTCGCGCCGAGCGCGGAGGCGGCGAACGGCGTTCGCACGGGCGATGCTTTCCAGGACGGCCGGGTCGCGCGGGACCACCTCGCCAGCGACCACCTCATGGGTGAAGTCCCAGTTGTCGCGACGTTCGGCGACCTTGCGATAGGGCCTCTGCTGCCGCGCGATCTCGGCCTCTGTGGCCTCGACGCACTCGGTGATCGGACCACTGATCGGATCGCCTGCAAGCGGCGTGAAGAAGACGACAATCATTTGAAGAACCACCTCACGCGGAAGTTCAGCCGGTCGTAATCGTCGTCCGGTTTGGTCATCACCGTCATGGCGACAGTGCAGGTCACACCCTCGCCGCCCGGCACGGCCGCGCCGCCAAAGGTCGAGAGCTGGGTCATGGCGTTCGCGCCCGGCTGGCTGTTGACCGCCACCTCGACCCCGTCGATCAGCAGCTTGATCGCCGACGAGTGGTACGAGGGGCCATTGCCCCCGCCGTCCAGGAAGTTGGCGTTGCCGTCGACCTCGACGTCGGCGTCGTAGGGAACGTCGAAGGTGTAGGTGAACTCGGTCACATCGAAACCCGTGCCCGAGGTCACGGTCGACTTGGCCCCGCGGATACGGTTCGTCACCGAGTTGTCCTGCAGGGTCGGGGTCTCGACCGACGCAAGGGTGAAGTGCTCGGCGTAGATGCTCTCCGCGACGATCTTGCGGACATACAGCTCGTCGCTAAGCACCCAGCGACCGCCCTCATAGGCCATGACGATGATGGCCGTGGCGCCGGTCTCGTCATCCGGGTCGACCATCTTGAAGCGATCATTGACCCAGACGGCCTCGCCCACGCCGCCCGTGCTGGTGATCTCGTAACCGGTCAGGTGGCCATTGGCGTTGATCGACAACGCGACCCGGGCTTCCTGGCCGTTCAACGCCTCGCGCAACTCGGTGATCGTCACCGTGCCGTCGCCGAGCGTCGACTCTATGAAGGTTAGGAACGTGGCGAGGCTTTGGGTCGGACTGACCTTTACGGCTTCCGTATTGAGGATGAAGGCGGAGCTGTCGCCGCTCGCGGCGCCCAACAGGTCCATGAGAGCGGCGAACGCCTCCTGGCCTTCGACCCGCTGCTCTCGCTCCTCCAGCAGAACCGTGCCGATCTCGATGCCGCCCAAATAAGTGCGGGCGTCAATATAATCACGTGCCAGAGCGCCGCGCAGGATTTCGGCTAGGATTTGGGCGGCGTTGATGTCCAGGTCGCCGACGATCTCGGTTCCGGTCCGACCCGCGATCAGGCCCGTGCCGTCGTTGATCGCCTCGACGCCCTTGCCCGCCTCCTCGACCGCCGTCTGATTGTTCTGGATCGCCTGATCGACGCCGCGATCGGTGCGACGTTTGACGATCGCCCCGGCCAATCCCGGCGGACGGCTGACGCCGGTGCGATAGGCGGGGATCGGAGCCTCGCCGATCGTCTGAAGCTCGGGCGCGTAGGGCACGCACGTGATCCGCGCCTTCATCCCTTCCTTGGGTTTGATGCGGTCGATCACCACGTCCAGCAGCTCGACGGCGTGCTCGAATACCGTGACTAGGTCGCCTTCCTCGGGCTGATCGTCGACCGCCGGGGCGGGCATGGCGAACCAGACGATGTCGCTCTGGCCGGCCACCGTCTCCAGGGCGAAGACCTGAAGCGGGACGTCTTCGGGGGAGCGCCACGCCAGGTCGTAGCTGCGCCCCTCCTCCATCACGACCATCTCGTCGAGGCGCAGACCCTTTCGGGTCGGGTCCTCGGCGTCGACCACCCGCGCCTTGACCCGGCCCGCGATCTGGCCCACCAGCGCCACGTGGTGCGCCAGCCAGGCCCGCGCGCCCTCGACCGCCGTCAGGTACTCGACATCCTGGTCGAAGCTGAAGGTCTCGGGGCGCAGCTTCCGCTCGGCCAGCAGCCGCGCGCCTTCCCACTCGACCTGGTCGGGATCGGTCTTGTCGCGGATGTCCAGGCTCTCATAGAGCGTGGCGGTGTCGAGGTCGTAGCCCTCGGCGAACACCGTGATCAGGTCGTCCTGATAGTCGCTCTGCTCGTTCTGGAAGCGCAGCCGCAGGCCGTGGACTTCGGTCGGGTAGACCAGCTCGCCCTGGAAGCCCGCGACGTTGCGGGCCGTGAACATCTGCTTGGGAGCGGGTTTGGCCCAGTCGACGACCACCGACAACGCGCCGAAGTCCAGCGACGCGCGCGATCGGCCGGTCGCCGCGCAGCGTTGCAGCAGCTCGCCGACCGACAGTTCGCCCTGTTCGGCCAGATCGCAGGTCCAGCCCTCGGCGGCGCAGACCGCGCGCCAAGCGGCGATGGCGGCGAAGTTGCGCTCGTCTTCGTCCAGGGCGATGTCGGAGAACGGCCCATCGCTGGCGGCGAGGTAGAGGTCGGCTGGGTTGCGCGAGACGATCCAGTCTTCGCCCGGCCCGTCGGCCGTCGCCTGACGGACCATGGACGTGGCGATGAAATTGAAGTCGTCCGGCACGCCCTGAAGCTGCTCGGTCGCCTTGATCTCCAGCTCGATCCACGGCACGCCGGTCAGGTCGCGGACCGCCGCTTCGTTGCGGAACGCGCGCAGGCAAACCCAGGTCAGCTCGTCGGTGATCCGGGCGTTGGGCGCCTCGGCCGAGACGCGGCGGATATGCACGTCGTACTCGCCGCGCGCCACGACCCAGTCGTGCCCCTCGCGGTAGCTGTCCATGTCGTCGCGCGTGAAGGTCAGCAGGCCGCCGACCGTGAACGGGCAGGCCGTCGCCGCCGCCGGATCGCCGCCGCGCGGACCGTAGCGGAACTCGAAGGTCACGCTGCGGTTCTTGGGATTGCCGCTGCTTTCCTTGGTTTCGAACAGGCCCGCCATGAAGGCGATGTCGATCGACAGGGTGTCGGCTTCCATCGGCGCCGTGCGCGTGACCCAGCCCGCATCGGCCGTCACCGGCACGCCGAGGCTGTCCTCCATCGGCGTGACGTCGAACCAGATCGGCAGACGCACTTCGTCAGGCCGGGTCCGCCAACGGGCCGTGACCCCGTCATAGCTGGACAGGCTGGTCTGGCCGATACGCGGATCCTCGTGATCGACCCAGCCCATGCACGGCTGGAACATCATGCGCAGATAGACGACGTTGGCGACCGTCCGCGTGTACCAGTTGGCGCAACGCGGCGGGTACAGCCGCCGGCGGCCCATCACGATCGGGATCGCCTCGTGCGGCGTGGCCGCGTTCGAACCGCCCGACAACGAGTAGCGCGGATCGCGGGTCGCCTGCTCCGGCTGCTTGATCGGCGCGATGGCGTTGATCGCATAGATGCCGGCGATGTTGATCGCGGTCGACGCGATCGCCCCCGGCAGACCGCCGATCGTGTAGCCGACGAAGGCCGACAGGGCGAGCACGGCGATCTGGAGGATGGCCCGAACGGGGTTGGAGCTGGCCATCGGCGCGACGTCGACAACGACCGTGTCGCCCGCCAGCGGCCGAGCCGTCGCCCAGTCTTCGCGCGCGATCCGCTCATGCCCGACCGTGACCCGCACCCAGGGCCGCAGCGCCGCGTCCAGGGCGCCGTCGGCCTCGAGGCTGGCGATCATCTCCGCGATCGTCAGGCAATCGGGCAAGGCGTGAAGCGTGACGTCTTCCTCGCGCGCGAAGGGGCGAGGGGTCAGGATGACGCCGCCCGTCGCGACGACGGGAGCGATCAGGTCAGTGGTCATAGACGTACGCTCCCAGCAGACGCGAGCCCCAGTCGCCCTCCCCCGCCTCGACCTCGTCGAGCGCGCCGGTTCGGACGCCGCAGCCCTTTTGGGTGTGGATGAACTCGCGACCGCCCATTGAGGTCGCGACGTGGGTCGGCAGGCCGCCCAGCGAGAACAGCAGACAGGCGAACAGCGGGAAGCCGCCTGCAGAGTCGGGTTCGACCTGCCGCCAGCACGACAACTCGCCGCGCACGAACTGCGCCATCGTGGCGGCGTCGCGGCGCGAGGTTCCGGCGTAGAGGTCCTCGGGCTCGGGCACGTAGACGCCCGTCTCGCGCTCCAGGATCAGCAGATGCAGCCCCCGGCAGTCGGCCCCGCGCATCGAGCGCCCCAGCTCGACGAACGGCACGGGCATGTAGGGCGCGATCCACGCGATGGCGCCCGCGAGGCAGGGCCCGCGGCGAACGGCGTTCGTCTCGGTCATGACTATCCCGCGCGCAGATTGCGATAATTGTCGGGCGTGAAGCGCGCGCCGGCCCGCCGGTCGGTGAACCGGGGCATGGTCAGCACGCCCGTAATCATCGTCTCGACATAGGTGATGCTGGCCAGACGCAGGCGCGTGGTCTTCATCTCGATCACGTTCGGCGCAGACACCCGCACGGCCTCGAAGCGCACCCGAGCCTCGGAAGGCAGGCCTCGCAGGGCGGCCAGAACCAGCGGCTCGTCGGTGCCGTCCTGGGCGACCACGTTGTTTATCGTGAAGCTGGCCCCGGCGAACGGGCTGTCGGGGTTGCGCTCGGGCCACGCCACTCCGAACGGATAGGCGATGAACTCCCGGCCGAGGCTGATCAGGCGATAGCCCTCCTCGGCGACGTTCACCACGTGGATCGGCGCAGCCCAGTCGTCATGCTCCAGGGTCGCCAGCTCGACGAGGATCTCGGCCGAGCCGTCGCCGCGCACCGAGGCCTGAAATGCAGCGGACATCAGAAGCGGTACTCCAACGAGATCTTGGCCAACCAGTCAGGTTTCCAAGGCGTGTAGGACGGTGGCTCGCCCGCGATGAACCGGGCCTGCACCGTCACCAGCTCAACGGGATGGGTCCATTCGAACCAGACCGCGCCGCCCGCCGCGTCCCCCTTGAAGAAGGCCCGCAGCCAGGCCCGCTCGGCCGAGGTCAGCTTGATCGAGAACGCGACGCGCTCGGCCGCCGCCGTGGTGATCCGGCGTTGCTTGGCCGGACCAGCGTCGGTGTCGGAACGATCAACCAGGTTGCCGAAGGTGTCCTCGAACCCGTCGGAAAGAAGGAAGCCCTTGTCGGAGGGCCATACAGGGACCGGCATCCATCAACCTCCAGACAGACGCGGGCGAATGCCGAACCGGGCGCCGAACATGGTGTCGTCGCGACCACTGAAGCTGTCGCGGAACCGGGCGTCGGCGCGCTGGTCGACCGCTTCCATCAGCACCTTGAGGCTACGCGAACCATCAGGCCCTCGCGTCTCGCTCGCGCTCGCCCGCATGGGCGTGCCCGTATTGTTGTGCAGGCTGACATCGATCGGGCGGTCCTGCTGTCCGCCAGCGCCGCCATAGGTCGAATGGGCCTGCGCGCCGGCGTCCGTCATTTCCCGCGCGGTTCGGGCGGCGTCGACCACGAAGGCGTCGCCACTGGTTTTCATCAGGCCCTCGATGCCGTGCTCGTTGATCGGCCGAACATCGTTGCCGTAGGTCGGACCGCCCGTGGCGCGCCCGGCCGAGAAGTAGTTGCTGACGGCCTGATAGGCGGTGTCGATCCATCCGCCGCCCGACCCGCCGCCGGTCTGAGGCGCGCCGAAGATCGCGTCGGTCAGCTTGTTGGCCAGGGCCGACATGGCCGCCTCGCGCAGGCGACGCTCGAACGTGTCGAAGAAGTCGCCGCCCTCGTCGGCGTCCATCAGCCCTTCGTAAAAGGCCTGGCCCGCGCCCTCGCGCAACCATGTGAAATCATAGCCCGGCTGGCCGATCGTCGCGCCGCCCAGAGCCTTGGACAACCGATCCGCCGAACTGACGAAGTCCTCGGGATTGGCGCGCGCATGCGCCTCGGCCTTGGCTTCCGCGAGGATCCTCGCCTGGACCAAAGCCTTGGCCTGGAGGATGTCGACGCCGGCCTTCAGCAGGTCGTTGATGTCGGCGTAGTAGGCCTTGATCCGTTCGAGCTGATCGATCTCGGACTTGTTCTCGCCCAGCTTTGCGGCGCTCAGGGCGGTGGCGTCGGTGTAGTCGTTGACCGCCTTGGTCGCACCTTCCCAGCGCTCGGCGATGCCCTTGGCGGCCTTCTCGGCGACTGACGTCAGCCGTTCCGTTTCCTTCTTGGCGGCGGCGGCGGCGGCCTTTTGCTTAGACGCCGCTGCCGATGCCGCGCCGTCAGCGCCATAGTCGCCGAGCGTCGCCGAAGGCGAGGGTTCGGCATTGAAGGTTCGGTCCGGCGAGACCATCGACGACCAGTCGACGGGTTTCTGTTTCGAGTACAGGCGATCCAGGGCGGCCTTGTCGAAGCCCATTCCCTCCAGGGCCTTTTTCGAAATGCCCTGGAAGAAACCGTCGACTGCTTCCAGGCCCTCCCAAACGCGCTTGAAAGTGATCACGATTGTCGGGTGGGAGGCCGCCCACTCATCAACCAGCGACCTGACGTTCATCAGATCGGTCGCGAACCCGCGCGCGCCCTTGGCGCCGTCGAGCATCGCTTCCTTGAGATCGACGACTAGAGGAGCCGCTTCGATCAATGACGAATTGAGTTGAACGCCGATCGCCTTATCGAGATCTTCAATCTTGTCGTTCGCATCCCCCGCCGCGGCGACGAGCTCGGAGCCCATCACATAATTGGCTTCATGCGCGGCCTGGCGCAGCTCATCCATCCGCGCCGTGCCCTCACGCAGCAGAGGGATCATCGGACCCAGGCCGAGCTTCTCGGAAATGTACTGGCGCTCGCTTTCCTTGCCGAGCTTCGACACGCGGTCCATCACCGCGCGCAGAGCCTCGTCAGCCGAGGCGAACGACTTCAGGTCGGCCTGGGTGAAGCCGAGCTGCTTGAAGCCTATCAACGCCTTCTTGTTGCCGCTCTCGGCCGCGCCGAGCCGCTTGGTGAAGTCGCCGATCGCCTGGTCCGCGTCCTCGTACTCGCCGCCCACGGCGTGAACGGCGTAGCGCATTTCCTGAAGGGTGTCGGTCGAGACACCCGCATTGGTCGCCGCGTCCGCGATCGCATCGCCCGCCGCGATCGCCGCCTCGGTGAAGTGGTAGAAAGCCACGGCGCCAGCCGCCAGGGCCGCGCCCGCCGCCGTCGCATAGAGCGCCATCGGCCCGAAGGCCTCGGCGACCTTCCCGATGCTCCCGGCCCGTGCGGCCATGTCGTCGACGCCGTCCTTGACCAGGCCGACACCGCGCGAGACAGCCACCAGGTGCGGTGGCAGGGCGGCGGCTTCCTTACGCATCTGGGCCAGCGCCGATCCGCCCTTGCGGCCGAAATCCTCGACACCGCGCGTGGCGGCTTGGCCGCCCTGGAGACCCAGGCGGACGGCGACATCAACGGTCATTCTTCATCCTCGGATTGGATCTTCGCGCCACGCCGCGCGCCGTCCTCGAGGGCGGCGAGCAACACCCGGACCTGGGGCCACGGGGCGAGCGACGGATCATGGATCTGGCGGGCCGCCGACCAGTCCAGGGACGGGCGGCGATCCTTGAAACGGGGATGGACCGGCAAGCGCCAGGCCCCCGACAGTCCGGTGATTGACCAGGCCTCGATCTCGGCGGCGGTCAGTGGCTTGTGCACGTCGCGAGGACAGGCTTCGGCGCCGGTCAGGCACGGGCGGCCTCGTTGGATACAGCCTGTGCAGTGGGCGCCCCCGCCGCCGAACAGATATTCAGCGAGGGCGCCTATCCTTTTTTTGGCTGGATCAGTTCCAGCTCGGCCTTGCGCGCCTCCACGTCGAACCGGTCGAAGTTGTCGCCCAGCTTGAACAGGAAGCGGAAGGCCTCGACGGTCGGCTCAACCGAACGGCGTTCGCCTTCGTGTTCGCGCGAGACCTCGCTGACGATCAACGGCGCCAGCTCGACCAGGACGCACCAACGCGCGACCCGCTCGCTGACTCCGGGCGCGGCCAGGGCCAGCTTGTCGCGCCCCGACCAGCCATAGCGCTGGCTGGCCGCCGTCAGCACCTTGTCGGCCGCGACGACCTTGGCGACCTCGTCGCGGGCGACGACCCAGTCCTTGGCCTCGGGCGGGCGCATCGTCAGCACCACGCCGGCTTCCAGCGTGACTTCCCGGAACCCGCCACCTTCGACGAGCCCCAGGGCTTCAGCGGTTTCGGACGACATCAGTAGGTCGCCACGCCGTTGCCCAGCGTGATCGTCACCGCCGGCGTATCGGCGTCCTGCGCCGCGCCGTAGGTGAAGTCGGCCGAGAGCTGGCCGCCGCCGCTGACTTCGTTCTGGGGCGTGTCGAACTGGACGTTCGCCTGCTCGATGCGCAGGTATCGATTGGCGTCCAGCGGGTCGACGGCCTCCAGGGTCAGGGTGCCCGAGGTGTCGCCGCCCGACAGGTCGCGGAACGTCTTGGCCCGCCCATACAGCTTGAACGTGCCGGTCGGGATGATGTCGCCGAAATGGTGGCGGGTCGGCCACTCGTCCCCCGACAGGCCATTCACCCGCTCGACGCCGAGGTTGATGTTGATGTCGACGTTGGTCGCGTCGCCGATCGCCACGCCGTCCCACAGGGCGCGCCACTGCCAGTCGGAGAAGTCGTCTCCCGCCGCCGCCGCGGCGACCGTGCCGGTCGGCCACGCCGTGCCCGGCAGATCCTTCAGGCCGATCAGCGTCATGTTCATCCGGGCGGCCTGCTCGGTCTTGGCCGCCGAGATCTGAAGCTCAGCCATGGCCACGCCGATGTCGGTCGAGAAGTCGCCGTTCTCCCACTTGTGCGCGAGGCTGAGGAGGTTGGACGGCAGGGCGCCGGAGGTGAAGGCATGGACGAAGTCGTCGCCCGAACCGGTCGGCGCGGCGCGCTTGAAGCCCGACGACAGCCAGTAACCAGCCTCGACCATGTTGATCGGCACGATCCGACGCAGCGAGCCGCCGGGCAGGCCTTTGCGACGCTTGCCGATGTCGCGGGCGTTTTGGCCCGGCACGCCGAGCTGGTCGTCCTGGACCCGCGCGCGGCTCATCCCGGCGGTGACGTTGTAGAAGCGAACGGGCTTCCAGCCGGCCACGGCCAGGACGCCGCCCGTGGTTTCGAACGCAAGGTGGGTCTCGACCGCGCGACCGCGCGACGAAGCCGGGATGGTGGTGTCGGCCATGGGATGGCTCCGGATCTAGAGGAGGGGGATCAGTCGAGGACGCGGATGTTGACGCCAGCGACGGCGATGTCGGTGGCGCTGGCGGCGCGCGCTTGGCCCGAGGCGATCAGCGGGGCGATGCGATCCTCGACGCCCTGGACGACGACGCCCGAACGGATGTTGTCCAGGGCGGACAGCAGAACGGCCGAGACCAGGTCGGACGCGACGACCGGCGGCGTGGCGCTGGCGTCGGGGTTCGCGTCGGCCGGAGCCGACGTTTTGGAAATGCGGGTCATGGGAAGTCTCCTCAGCCGATGGCCGACGGACCCGACAGCAGGACACGAACGGGAATGTTCGCCGCCGCCGTGGTCGGGATGAAAGCGTAACGATGGTTCGCGCGATCGGCCGGACCGATCTTGAGGCCCCGCGCCACGCCGCCGAGCGTCCGGTCGGCGTGTAGGGCGGCCTGGATGGCGGCGAAACCTTGCTCGAAGAGCTGTTCGCGAATGGTCGGGTCCTCGCGGCGAACGACCCATTCAAGGTGATAAACCTGCGCGAACTCCTCGACGACCAGGTCTTCGCCCAGCCCCAAGACCTCGGCCAGAAGTTCGGCCCTGCCGGGCGCGAGGACCACGTTAAGCCACGGCTCTTGAGGTGGTTCGGCGGGAAGGGCCTCGTTGAAGTTCACCGAGGCGAAGCTGAACGAGGCCGCGCCCTTCAGGGTCTCGAAAAGCGCCTTGTGCGCGTCAGCGATCTTGCTCATGCCTAGCCTCCATTCGCATCCATCCAGGCCGTCCGCGCCGACCCCCAGAGGTCTTTGGGCCCGGTGTAGGCGGGGATCGCTCGGCCCATGTCGTCGATCATCATGGGCGGCATGGTCCGCCAATCGGACGTGCCGGCGGTCGCGTCGGACATCGCCGTCAGGCGGCGACGCAGGTTGTCCTCGACCTTGTTGCGGTAGTCGTTCTGGATCTTGTGGGCGGTCTCGATCCAGGGCAGCGGATGACCCAGGCGGACCTGGGGCACGAGCCAGAACATCGGGATTTCGACCTGGTTACGCTGGTTGGGCGACTGGGTGATCAGGCCCGTCGACTTGTCCCGCCGCTTGACCAGGGCCCGAACGCCGCCCGCGTTGTCGGCCCTGCCCTGCGCGACCAGCATCAGGCCGCCGCCCTTCAGCGGAACGACCCGCATCTTGCCGTACTTGCGCTCCACGGCCTCGGTGCGCGACTGGCCGCGCGAGATGGTGATCGAGGCGGCCGGGCTGTCGGGTATGGGAACGGCCATCATCGGATGACCACGCAGCGGCTCGGCCTGGGCGAAAGCTTCGATGATGTGCGCGGCCCGCGAGAACAGATAGACGGCGGGCGCGTAGGCCAGCCGGTTGCCGCTGGGCGTCACCTGAAGACGTTGGGCGTTGGCGACCCGGTCGCCGAGGCCGGCGGTGCGGATGGCGTCCCGCTGAAACTCGAGGGCGGTTCGGCCCTCTTCCTCCGCCGCCGCCTTCAGGCCAGTGAGCATGTTGAACTTGACGTTCTCGGCCCACTTTTCGAGATCACCCTGGAGCGCCAGGGTGAGCATCAGATCATCGCTCACCGGCGAGGATCTTCGGGATCGAGGTCGACCAGAGGCGCGGCCTGAAAGCGGGGTCCGGTGTCGGACGGCGACAGCGGACCAGCCAGGGCCTTGACCCGCGTCACGCCCAGCTCGTCGACATAGCGGACCAGCCATCCTTTGCCGGGGATCGGCAGGCCGGCGAAGTCGATCATGTCGAACTCCACCGTGTCGCCGACGTCGGCGAAGCTCGTGCTCATGCCCTCGAATTCTTGGCTCACGGGCTTCTGCGTGACCGTGCCGCGAACGACCCGGTAGGACACCTGAGGCGGCGAGGCTTCGATGTCGCCGAAGATGTTGTCGCGCACGGCGGCGTCGAGACGCGCGAGCGCCGATGTGAACGGGTCCATGGGAAATCCTGCGAACGGCGTTCGGGGCCGACGGCGAGCGCCGGCCCCTTTGCGGTCAGGCTCGCGCCTAGCCCGGGTCGGCGCCGAGGACCAGCTTGGTCAGCAGAGCCGGCTTCTGCCACAGCGGCAGGGCGTTGGCCTGATACTTCCACTCCAGGCCCGCGCCATGCTTCATGGTCTCTTCGGTCATGTGGATCAGGTCGTCGACGCCGGCCGCGCCCTCCTCTCGGATATCGAGCGGCGGCGCGACATAGGTCGCCTGACTTTCGGCCGTGCCCAACGGATAGGCATAGCCCTCGTTGGCCTCGATCAGGCGGGTCAACGACGCGTCGTCGGCCGCGCCCCACATCTTCACCTTGGCGCGGTATTCCTTCAGCACCAGCCCGCCGATCTCGATCGTGCGGCGATACTGGCCGTTCACGTTCGAGCGTTGCTGATTGAGGAGCTGCATCATGGCCGGGGTGTTGGCGTAGTACTTCTCCAGCGACGGATGCTGGATGATCTTGTTGTACATCTCGGGGCTGATGCGCGCCTCGACGCCCGACATGATGTCGTTGACCAGCCGGTCTTCGGTGCCGCCGATGATCTCTTCCAGCGCCGCCGGCAAGTTGAAGTTGGCGTTGTTCAGATCGAGATAGACGACTTCCTGATCCAGGCCAAACACCTCGTACAGGTCGTAGAGCAGGGTGTTGGCGCCGTCGCGGATCTGCCCCTTCAGCGCGCCCATCTTCATCACTTCCATGGTGATGTCGAACTTCAGGCGGTTGCGGGCGTGGCGGCGTTCGATCGAGTCCACCAGCATCGTCTCGGGTTCGCGCGCGCGGGACGCCAGCGCCCGCCACTTGCGGATGTCGGCGGCCAGGACGCTGTCCTCGTGCGAGATGTTGGGGATCTCGAAGATTTTCCCAGTGCCTTGGCCGTGCCGGGCGATCGTCGACGGACGGCCACCGGGCGTCACCGGGAGGGCCCGGATCACACCGTCCTGGATGTCGATACGGACGAAGGGCGTGTCGAGCCCCTCGGCCGGGAACATGCCGTCGGCGTTGAGCTGGCCGAAGGTGGTGGGGATGGAGTTGATCAGGCCGACGTGTTGGGCGGCCAGAAACGGGAGGGCCGAACCCTCGTTCAACAGTTCTTCGGGGTCCACGGGACCCTCCTTTCGCTAGATGGATGGATGACCGGCAAGGCCGGGTGGCAGGGCTGGCCTTAGCCGGAGGTGACGCACTTGATGCCGAGGGCATCGAGCGCGGCGTAGGCGGCCAGCTTTTGGTCGGTGGTGGCGCCGGTGTGGAAGACCAGGCCTTCCTTGCGGCCGACCAGGGGACCGCGCGCCAGATACGGGGCCGGGTCGCCGCGAACGCCGACGGCGGCTTCCTGCTCCAGGACGTTGACGCCGATGATGGTCTGCGAGCCGTCGACGGCGGTCGGGTCCCACTGGACGAGATCCCCCGACCCCGCGGCGTAGGCCACGGTCACGGGCTTGCGGTCGCCGGCCAGGAAGTTGTTCGCGCCGTCGGCCAGCGTGAAGTTGATCATGCCGTTGTAGGCGACGCCGACTTGACCCACACCGTCCAGAACGCCGTTCGGGCGGATGACTTCGAACGTGCCGGCATCGGCCACCGGCTCGATGATGACGATCTGATAGTCACCGGCCAGGGCGCCCGCGTCGGCGGTGAGGGCCGAGATGGCGCCATTGCCGGGCGTGCCGCCGTTCGGCGACACGGCGGCGCCGGACGTCACCGTCGCGACGCCGGACACGACAGCCGCCACGAGGCAGCGCTCGGGCAGGACGCGGACGGTACCGACGCCGGCCGCGACGAACTTGGTGTCCGTCGTGTAGGTCGGGTCGTACTCGGAGTGCAGGAAGTCGCCGAGGCCCTTGAGGCCCGTCGAGATTTCATAGGCCTTCATGAGGGCCTCCTATGTGAGGGTGGACAGTCGAGGTTCGCGACAAGGGCCGACCTGCAGCAGGTCGGCCCACGCCTCGCGATGGCGCTACTTGGCCGCGATCTTGTCGCGATTGGCCTTGGCCCGCGCCTCCATCGCCGCGCCGGCCGAGCCGCCCTTGGCTTGGGCGTTGGCGCCGTCGGGACCCAGCCGTTGGCTGTTGGCCAGGACGCGGTCCAGCTTGCTTTCGGCCTTGGTCTTGGGCGCGGCCGAGACGGCGGCGACGTTGGCCTGAAACTGCTCGAAGGTCTGACCCGTCGTGATGGCGGTCAGAGCCAGGTTCGGATGCTTGCCCGCCTCGGCGCTGGCCGAGATCTTGGCGGCGTCCGACTTGGACTTGCCCTCGTCGTCGACGATGTCGTCGTCCTTCTCGTCGTCTTCGTCGCCTTCGCCGGTTTCTTCGGCGGCGGACGTAGCGTCCTTCTCGGCCTTTTCGGCCTCTTGCAATTGCGCCTTCAGAGCGGCCGTCCTGGCTTGGGCGGCGGCGAGCGCTTTCTGGGCCGGGGTGGCCATGGGTTTTTCCTTGGACTGTTGCGCGGCGAGGCTCCCGGTCTCGGTCGGCGCGGTGGAGGTCTTGGGTTCGGGAGCGGACTGGATGTGGGCGAGCAGCTCGGCAAAGGCCGCCTCCTCGCCCATGACGGCGTCGACGAAGCCCATGGCCTCGCCGCTGCGTTCGGGATCTGCGTGCCGGGCCATGTAGACGCGCGCGCGGGTGGCGATCAGCGCTTCGGCCGTGAAGCTGGATCGCCCGGCGACCACTTCCTCGACGAAGCGCTCGCCGCACTGGGTGACGTCGGATTGGAAGCTGGCGCGGGCGCTTTCGGAGAGCTTGGCCCACCACGCCCCGTCGACCTTCTCTTCGCCGTAGACGAACGGCGTGACGGTGATCCCGTCTTCCTTCAGTTGCTCGGAACGATCCTCGTGGACGATGACTGCGCCGATCGATCCGACATAGCCAAACTCGCCGGAGATGATCCGGTCGGCTTGGGCCGCGATCCAGTAGGCGGCCGAACAGGCCTGGTTTACGTAGACCCAGATCGGCTTGCCGCCAGCCTCTTCGCGCGTCTCGCGCATGAAGGTCGACAGAGCTATCAGGCCGTCGTCGACGATGCCGCCTGGACAATCCAGCCGAAGGAAGCGGGCCCTGACGCGCTCGTCCGCATTGGCCTCGCGCATGGCGCGCAGCAGCGTGTCGTATCCATGATAGACCTCGCCGCAGAACTCCTCGCCGACGGCCAGCAACGGCGTGTCGCAGTTCATCAGCGCGACGCCGTCCTTCAGGGTCCAGCAATAGCCGGCGTCGTCTGGCTCCCCGAGCCAGCGCGGATTGTACGCGAGGCGCTCCTCCATCGGGATCGGCGGCGGCAGATCGCCGTCGTCGTCCCAGGCAACGACCGAGCGAGCGGCCGAACCCAGCTTGCGCACAACAGCGGCCAGCCGACTCGGCCGCTCAAAGGCCCGCGCATCGACGTCGCGGATACGCATGGCGAGGGAGAGCGCAGCATCAGGCGTGAGCAGCAGGGCGCGACCCGCGTGGCGGGTCGCCAGGGCGGCGAGCTTGGTCATGATGGTTTCCTCAGCCGCCGCGCTGATCGAGGGCGGCGTTATGTTCGGGCGAGCGGGCAATCGCCGCCACGCGGGCCAGGGCAGCGGGGCGTTCGTCGCGTTGGCGCCCAGCCTCGTCTTCCGTCAGAACCGGCCGGCCGTTCGGACCGATCGTCGGCCCGCCGTGCGGACGCGGAAGGTCGAGCGCGTCGGCATCGTCGTTCTCCAGCTTGCGCTGTTCCTGGATGTCTTCGAGATCCTCACCGAGCAGATCCTCGGCCTCGCTTTGCAACGTCGAGATCCCGAGCGCGACCCGGGCGGCGGCGGCGTCAATTTCCTTGGTAGGATCGATGAAGCCTCGGCCAGGGCCGATGCAGTGGATCACGGCATAGGCGTCGATCGCCTCGTAGAAGTCGGGCGCGCCGTCGGGGGCAACGACGTAGCCACGGTCGAAAGCCTCTTCGAGCCAGGCGACGACGAAGGGCCGGACGAGCTGGTCTTCGACCATGCCCATGATCGCCTGCGTATCGGCCCAGGCGTGCAGCATGGCGGCGCGGGCAGACGAGTAGTTCGTCTGCGAGTAGTCCATCGACAGCTCTTCGTAGGTGACGCCCAGCGCCGCGGCGATCAGGCGGACGATCGACCGGACGAAGGCGTCGAAGCTGCCGACGTCGCGAGCGGCTGTCTCCAGCTTGATCTCATCGCCATACGGGATGACCGGCATGACGGCGCCGCCAGCCAGTTTCACCGGCTTTTCTTCGTAGTGGTCCTGCCGCCACTGCTCGAAGCCCTTGATGTCGTTGACTTCGAAGTTCTCACCGGCCGCTTGCGGGCCGGAGTTCGACTTCATGTAGCCGACGATGAGGGCGTTGATCGTCGCCGCCTCGAGGGTGGCGTTGGTGAACCTGTCGAGGGCGCGGAAGCTGCGCAGAGCCGCGACAAACTTGGAGATGCCGCGCGACTGACCGGCGCGTTCGACCTCGAAACAGTGAAAGACCTGCGGTCGACCCCACTCTGTCCACCGATCGAAGGGCAACCAGGTGAAGCTGTTCTTGAAGCCGAAGTCGGCTTGGTGCCGCTGGCGGAACCAGTAACGCATGGGAACGTCGCGGGCGTTCGTCTCGATGCCGCCTCGCAGCTCGCCGCCAAACGGCGAGGGCGACCCGTTCATCTTGCCGGCCTGGTTCGACAGTCGGTCGGGGTCGACGATCTTCAGGCGGGTCTTGTATCGGGTGTCCTCTTCGTGGGCCCATTCGGCCAAGCCGACCGCTTCGCCATCCTTGCCGCAGATGTGCGCGACAGCGAGGCGAAGTTGCTGGCCAAACGTCATGCGGCGTTCGGCGTCGGACATGAAGGCGTGGCCGTAGCCGTAGAGCTGGAACTCGTTGCTCATCACCGCGCCAAGTTCGCGCGCGGCTTCCTTCGTGATGCCCAGCGCCCGCCAGTTGGGTCGGAACTTGATCCGCCAGCCGCGTCCGACGACCGCGTTTTTCTTGCGCGTGACGGCCGACTGGCCGAGCACGTTGTTGCGGATCGTGTCGCCGACGCGGGCCGAGGCGCTGTTGCGCACCGGCAGCCAGTCACGGTCGGCCGATTGCAGCGACGCCGGCCAACCCGACAGGAACGTGCCGTTCGAGCCCGCACCTTCATAGGCTGAGCCGCCGAGGGCGCTATCGACAGACGCGTTCGCACGGACGCGGGCCACCTCGAATTTCGAGATGGACCGGCCGCTCGGATCGACAAGACCAGTGGGTGCGAAGGGGGCGCGCATGGCGAACGGCGTTCGGCTCTAGGCCTTGTCGCCGGACGAGCCTTCGTCGCCCTCACCGAGGGCGTCTTCCAGCTTCTTCAGGCGCGGGCCGAGGTCCCCTTCGACGGCTTCGGCGAAGGCTTCCAGGTCCTCGACGGCCTTGCGGATCTCGCCGACGGACTTGGTCAGGTCGTCAAGCGGCTTGCCCAGATCCTTGGACACCGCCTTCTCCAGCTTCTTGGCCACCATCCCGACCAGGTCGTTGGCTTCCAGGCGAGCGATCACGAGGGCGGCCAGGTCGTTGGCCTGCACCCGCGCGGTAAGGCCGTCGATGACGGCGATCCGGAAGGCGTCGTCGCCGATCAGATGGGCGGCCAGGTCCGACAGGTCCAGTTGCGCGCCTTCGCCCGACACCGAGGGCGAGGCGTCGTTGGCGGCGGCCTCGACGGCCTTGGCGGCGTCGGCGATGCGGGCAGCGAAGGTCTCGGGCACAGGCTGGTGCGGGAAGGCGACAGCGGCGCTGACGGCGTTCGCCAGCAGAACCAAGGAAGCGGCAAGTTTCGACATGGGATCTCTCCGGGGTGTGCGCGCGCGGCGCGGGTCAGACGGTGAAGCGCAGGGCGCCGCGACGGCGACCGCCGCTTCTGCGCAGCTCCAGGCGGTCGATCTGCCGCTCCAGGGCGGCAGGGTCCGGCGCATGGTTTTCCATGCGGCGTGACCCGTGCTGGATGCTCTTGACGGCGGTCCCGTCGGCAGCCCGTCCAAGGGCCGCTTCGGCGGCGGCCAGGGCGGCTTCTTCAGTAGGGGTCAAGGCCATGGTCAGGCTCTCCTCTTCCAGCCCCAGCCGCCGGTTGCGGCGGGCTCAGGCTCGGGCTTTTGCGGGGTGGGTGCGGGACGAGCAGTCGGGCGGTCCCAGAGCGCGTCGAGTTCGAGCTGCCCAGTCATCCGGCGACGGGCCAGCTCCAGCCAGTCGGGTTCGGCGCCCTCGACGCCGACGCCCTTCGATCGGGCGAGAGCGGCGTTGTAGACGTAGAGGTCCATCTCTTCGTTGCGCCGGCGGAACCGGACCCAGGCCTCGGTCTTGATGAAGCCGGTCTTCTTGTCCTGCCGCTCGACCAAGGCCTCCGCCGTCAGCTCGTCGAAGAAGTCGCGTTCCAACCAGCCCGGCCAAACCGGCTTGTAGGGTGATCGGGCCGAGGCCTCGCCGTTCACGGCGGCAGGGATAACTTCGTTGAGCAGCTCGCGCTTCAGGTCCCAGGTGCCGACGCGCCAGGTGCGGCAGCGCACCACCGTGCCGTCGGGTCCGCGAAGCTTCTGGATCGCGGCCCGCCGGAGCGGCATCAGGCCCCAGCCCTGGGCCCCGTCCAGGGCCTTGGCCGAAGGGAAGCGCGAGCAGTAGGCGTAGACGTGGAACGTGCCGTAGCCGCTGTCGACGCCGAAGGCTTCCAGACCCAGACGGCCGCCGTCCTCATGCGGGTAGGTCCGCGTCCTCAGTTCTTCGATCGCCTTCCACAGAGCCGGGTCAGTCGGCGATCCTTCGATGCGACCCTTGTCGACAATGGTGTGACTAGCTCGCTCGCCCCAGCCGTAGATCGTCCATTGGGCCCAGTCGCCGTTCAGGTCGATGGCGCCGGTCAGCAGTTCGAACCCGGAGGGCACGCTCGCCTTGGTCATGCCGACCACGCGCTTGGCCATCAGCAGCTCGACCGGCGTCTGTTGCACGTTGAGCTGATAGGCTTGGCCAAGGATCTGTTGGCTGAAGGCGGTCTTGACCGCCTCGCTGCCGCCCTCGGCCTTTCGATGTTCGGCCGCGATGTAGTCCCAGTCGATGGCCGACGAGACCACCTGCCAAGCGAAGTAGCTGGGCGCGCGATGCTCGACCGGCCGGGCGCGCCAGCGCTCGAAATCGGCGGCCAGAACGAACCAATCGGGCGCCGGGTTGGCCTCGTCTTCCGACGGGAAGGTCGGAAGCCAGCCGCCCCGCTGGCAGTTCATCCCTTTGTAGGGATGGCAGCGGCGGACCATCTCCTCCTTGTAACGGTGGGTGATCTCGCAGCCGCAGCCGGGGCAATTGAAGTGCGGCGTCTCGCCGACGCCGAGGCCGAGCATCTGGTCGTAGTCGAGCCGGAGGAGAACGCCGTTCGGCTCGTCGCCGCAATGCGGGCACGGGTGGTAGAGCTGGCGCTGGTCGCCCGCGTTGTAGTCCTCGGTGATCGGGCAACCGACCAGGTCGTCGCCGTTTTCCTCTTTCGGCCGGACGATGCCGGGCGTCGCGTTGTGGAAGGTCTTGGCCCCGGCCTTTTCCCAGCGGAGCTGACGCTTGCGGATCTGCGAACGGGGATCACCCCGGCCGCCGACTTCCAGGTCCCAGTTCGGCGTTTCTTCGTACACGACGACGCACAGGCTGATCATCTGGAGGGCCTTGGGAGACCCGGCCCCGAAGAACTGGCCGAACCCGCCGGAGAAGCGCTTGTAGGTGTTGGTGCTGCCCTGCTCGTCGCGGCTGCTGATTGGACGAAGCTTGCGCTTCAGCTCCGGCGTAGCGTCGCAGATCGGTTGCCACTTGGATCGGTTGTACTTCAGCACCTCGTCGGTGCTGGGCAGGGCCACGCCCCAGGGGCGAGGCATGACCGAGGAATAGAACTGGGTGACGATGACGCCGATCGTCGTCTTCGCGATCTGGGCCGAGCCCTTGAACGCCACGTCACGGCACGCATCGTCTGGATGGTGGCGATCAATGGGTTCAATCAGGTACTCGAAGCCGTCCCAGCTCAGCGGCCCTTCCCGCTCGGTGCCGGTTTCGCCTGGGATGATCAGGCGGCCCTCTGCCCACTCGCTGATGCGCAGCTCGGGGGCGGGCGTGATGACGTTGGCCAGGGCCCGCAGCAGCCGTGCCGCGCCCTGGGCGACTTCCGCCGCGGTGTAGATGCCCATGGCTAGGCCGGGGCGGCGCTTTCTTCGAGGCCGACCTCGAGGCCTTCGGCGGCGCGGATCAGATCGTGCACGAGCGCCTCCATCAGCTTGCGGTCTTCAGACTTCAGTTCGATCTCGATCTCGCGCGCTTCGGTCATGCTGGCGAACCGCGAGGCCAGCGATCGACGGCGCCGGTCGAGAGCCTGCGAGAACGAAAGGCCCGCCGTCTCGATGGCGGTCTGCATCGCTTGGCGATCCAGCAACTCGCCCTTGCGTTCGGCGATGTCGAGTTCGAGGACGACGTCACGTAGGTCGCGACGGCGAGGCGTGGCGGCGGCGTCTTCGAAGGGCCGATCAGCGGCGGGCGCTGGCGGCGCGACCGCCTTCTCGGCTGCCTTGTCCTGCACCGACAGTGAACCGCCGCGGGCCTCGACCAGAGCATTGAACTCGACGGTCTCGACATGCCCCCGACCGTTGCGGCGGACCGGCACGTCAGCGTTCGCAGCGATGAACCGCGAGATGCTCGACTGCGCAACGCTCAGAAGACGGGCCGCTTCGGACTGCGTGACCCAGCGTTCGTCAGCCATGCACCTATGCGCCCCGGCTATGCACGCGCATAGGCGCTATGCAGTTGCTGAAATTGGTCTCACTGCAAAAAGCCCGCGACTTTGAGCTGCCGTATAGGCTGTCGGCGGGGGGAAGGACCCAAAATCCGCCCACCCCACCCGGCCCGAGGGGACGACCGAGGGGATGGGCGGCACGCGCGCCTGGGCTCGGCCCCGGCGATGTCGATGATCGAAGGGAGAGGACGCGTCATCGACAAAGGCGAGCCCGCCGCGATCATCGATCGGGCGGGCTGTCGTCGGATCAGATTGTGGAGAGGTCTCTAACGGCTACCGCACCCGACCTCACTTCAGTGAGATCAAGGTGACGACCGTGCGCTGTTCGCGCTGGAAGAGTTTTAATAGGACCGCCACGCGGTCCTTGTCAACGGGCTCAAGGAAGGTCGCCTCCATGTCCACGTGCTGACCGCGCACCTTGACGGGGTCGCCAGCCTTGAAGCCCGAGGCCGCATCGGGCTCGCCCATCTTGATGAACCCGTTCTCCTCTTGGGCCATGATCCGTTCGACCTGCCCATCCTTCACGAATGCCGGACGTTCGGCCACCAGGTACATGGCCTTGACGCCCTGGGTCGACCAGATCGCCCGCCAACGGTCGACCATCGGGTCGATCCTCACGAACAGGATGCTCGGGAAGAACGGGCGAACGATCAGGCCACCATGCGGCACGCCGGGCGGGATGCGCCGCCCCTTGGGCCGCTCGCTGATGATCAGCGGCAGGTAGACCTCGAAGCCCTGGTTCTCCAGGTGGTGCTTGGCCAGACGCTCGGCGTTTGGCTTGGACACAACCACGCTCCAACGGCGCTTCACCTCGACCGACCCGTTCTCAATCTTCGACATCGCGACCATCACGCCACCCCTTTTTTTGACACTTCACCGAGCACGAAGCCCTTGGATTTCAACGGCTCCCAAGCCGCCAACAATTTGGTTCGCGCTCCTGACCAGGGAGGGACGACCGTCCGGGTCGTCGCCTCCCATCGGCAGGGGGCGAGATAGGACCGGGCAAAGCCCCCTCCGCACGTCCGAACGATCTCGGCCCACACCTCGGGGGGGCCATCCCAGCCCGACGGCCCAGCCTCCCCCTCGCCGAGCCCTTGGGCGGCGGACGCCTTCAGCCGACCGAGGTACATCTGGCGCTCAAGCCAGCGGTGGAGGCCGGGCAGCGGGACGGATCGGGCCTTGGTCGAGGGGGCTCGGACGCACGCCCTTCCGGCCTCGACGAGCCGCATGGGATCGCCGACCAGCACGGCCTGAGCGGCGAACGCCGTTCGAGCCGCCGGCACGTCGGTGTGGTCCAGCGCCGACGCCGGCCAGACGGCGAGCAGCAGGGCGAACGGATCGTCGTCGATCGCGCGCACGCCCGCGCCTTCTGAGGAAGCGTTAGCTTCCGAAGATCTACTCTTCTCTTCTCTATTCTTCTCTAGGGGCGTAACCCCCCGTTTTTCCTCAACATCGGTATCGAGAAGTGGCAGGTTCTCCTCGACACCCGCCGACTTCTCCCTGACACCCGCCGACTTCTCCCCGACTTCTGCCCGACCTGACCGCGTCGAACCGCCCCCTTTGACGGCCTTGCGTTCGACTTCGAAGGCCTCGTCCGAGAGGTAGGTCCGACCGTTTTCGGTGAAGGTGATCAGCCGCCCACGCTCGATCAGCCTGCGGATGATCGGGTTGATCTTCTGCACCGCGCAGCCGCACCAATTGGCGATGAAGGCGCGATCGTCCTCAAGCGGGAGCCACGTGCTGTAGAGCAGGTCGAGCACGGTGTTGTAGACGCCGCGTTCTTCCAGGCTGAGGCCGATCATGCCGGACAGCGCCTTGCTGGGGTCGCGGCGGTAGAAGTTCTCACGCTTCATCCGCGCCTCCAGCTCGTTCGAGGTAGCGCGCGACAAGCTTCTGGATATGCGCCTCGTCCGAGACCTTGGCCTGGACGCCTAGGTCGGGATCGACCACGGCATGGGCCTCGCTGGCCTTCAGGCCGAGCACCTCCATCATCGGCGGGTCCGATCCATCCTCGACGACCAGGTAGATGGCCGTCACACCTTGATCGGCCTCCCAGAGCGGCTGGCCCTCGCGGTCGACGCGGCCGATGCACTGATGGTGCTGGCCAGGCGACCAATCCAGCTCGCCGAAGATCACCGTCGAAGAGCGGAACTGGAGCCCGTCGACACCCGCGCCGCTGCGCAGCGACATGATCAGGATGTCGGTCTCGCCGTTGAGGAACCGCGCCGTCTCGGCCGCCTTCTTGGCAGGCGTCTCCGAGCCCGTGTGCATGGCTGGCGCAAGGTCGGCCAGCTCCTCCAGCCAGATGTCGTAGACCTCGCGATGCCAGCCGAACAGGATGACCGGAGCCCCCCCCTCGACCATGATCCGCACGAACCGCGCCACCGCCCGAGCCTTGGCCACGCCTGTGGCCTGACGCGCCCTCAGGTCCAGTTCGCGCGTGGCCTGCCCGCGCTCGGTGAACGTGCCGGTCGAGGCTGTGACGGCCAGGGCCCGCGCCATGTCCTCGATCGAGGCGATCTCGGCCGCGTCGTAGTCCTGCAGGGTCTTGATCACGGTGTTGGCGGGCGGGCTGTCCTTGCGCTCCCGCGTCATGGCGTTCTGTTCGCGCAACCATGCCCCCAGGGCGCGGCTGTCGCTGACATGGCCCGACGGCGCCCATTCGCGCATGAAGTCGCCGCGCGGCCC